ATGGCCACCAAACCCTCACCTGAAACCCTCCGAAAATACATCAATTACGATCCGCTTACCGGAAATTTAACATGGAAGCGCCGTTCAATTGATATGTGCGTATCCGAAAAAGAGCAGAAGCGCTTCAATACGCGCTGGGCAGGAAAGCCCGCAGCCTCTATATCAGTCAGCAATAAAAGAAAATACATTTCAAAGGCCGTTCATTTTAAAGGTCAGGTTTACCGGTCCTCTCATATAGCCTGGGCTATCCATTACGACGCATGGCCAACCAAAGCCATCGATCACATCAATCACGATGCCACTGATGACAGCGCAGCTAACATGCGCGAAGCATCGCTTGTTGAAAATCGCCGGAACTATAGCCGACAGATTAATAATACGTCCGGCGTGCCTGGGGTATCTTGGAGCAAGCAAAAAGGGAAGTGGAAAGCAACGATCAAGGCGGGAGGTAAAGAGAGGCATCTTTTGCTAAGCGATGATTTTGAGGAAGCGGTCAAGGCGAGAAAGAAGGCAGAGGCGGAGATGGGCTACCATGCGAACTTCGGTAACGACTATAGCCCTTACGCAAAACTCACAGCAGGACTGTAGCGGGGACGCGATACCACCGTTAGAGGTAAGAATACTGTGACTTAAGCGCTATGCTAGCCATAGCAGGTGTGATTAGAGGAGAAAACCATGGGCCACGCCACGGATAGATTGCGAAAGAACATTGAGGAATTTCACGAGGTAGAATTGATGCCGCCGTCTTGGGTCAAGCTGCATCCCGATATGTGGGCGGATCTGCAGATTGAGATTGGGCCTCGTCTTGATCTCACAGAATCGCAGGATAAGATCATGGGGCTGGAGATGCGGGTTGATGCATCAATGGCAGCAGACTACATGCAGGTTGGGCGGGATTGAGAGGAGAGGGTGATGATTGAGGCGATACTTAATGGCGGAGCGCACGAAGGCCGAAAGCTCCGCGTCGATGACGGGTTAACCACTATCAGAATGGAAGGCGAGCCCATCGAACCTATGAATGAGCGCAGCATTCTGGAAGGAAGGCGCTATCAGTATGAATACGTCAAGACTGGCCGAAAAGAGGGTGATGCTTGGGAGTTTAGGTTCTCTTGATCCGCTGCATCATGGCCGGAGACCTTGGCAGTAAATAGAGGAGAGGGTTATGTCACGAACAATAGCAGTGAAGGATTCAGCGGGAAATGACGACTATGTGGTCGTTGAAGATTCTCTTACGCCCCAGTTCTATCTGTCCACCGGCGACGCGCTAAGCCTCGATTCAGCCGGGCACTTTCAAGATATGGCCACTGGCTTTTCTTATTACGTAGCTAGCGATGAGGATAAAGAGTGGCTTCTCGGTTTATAGCGGCTGTGGCTGTGTTACTCATTGTTCCTTCTATAGCACTGGCCGACTACGGCAGCGCCACGGTAGACGAGATAACCAGCGTAATCGATGGTGACACATTTCGAGCGAATGTCAGTGAATGGCCGGCAGTTATAGGCGAGCGAATTCCCATCCGCATTGCCGGCATTGACGCACCAGAGCGCCGCAGCCGCTGCGATACCGAAGCCGAAAAGATCAGAGAGCGCGAGCTAGCCGCAGACGCCCGCATCTATCTAGTCGAACGCCTACGTGGCGCCGATGTTATCGAGCTGCGCAACATCCAGCGTGGCTCGTTTTTCCGCGTCATTGCGGAGGTCTGGGTAGACGGGGAGAGCGTAGGGCAGGACATGCTCGAAGCTGGGCATGCCGTGCCGTACGTGAAGGGGAGAGGTGGGCGGGGCTGGTGTGGACTATAAAGCCACCCAATGGCGGAAGGCGATGGAGCGCAAAGGCTGGAAGCTCTTGGGCAAATACCGCCTGCCGAATGAGCTGATCGAATTCCACGTCATCCACAAAGGCCGGCTGTATTCAGGCCGCTGCATGGGCGCGAGCCCGATAGGCGATTTTTCACAGCCAGGCAGTATCGCTTACGTGATAATGCGCCGCGATCTGATGACTGAGGGCGTGTGGCGGAAAGCGAGAGGCGGGCAGATTGGCATGAACGTGCGGGATTTGCCTTATTGAGGCTAGCCATCCTTGGCTTCCTGATCAGTTCGAAGGAAAAGCATCATCATGCTGATACAACCGTTCGTCATACCCCTCTGCCTCAACGCTTACGTTACTCATGCCGCTGGGCAATATGCTCTTCACGAGCACCCGCTCGACCTGGCCAAATAGAAGATGCGGGGGCTCTTTCTGTGGAGCCACTACTGGCACCGGATCGCTGCCCATTGCGGCTATAACGTGATAGTCGTTTTCGCCACGGCGCGCCGGGTAAGGGCCAGCGGTTTCGCCATCCGGTTTGCGCCAGTAAATGACGTGCTCCTCGATCTCCGACCACTTGAGCGGCTCGCTTGATAGCAGATGAACGCCATCGGCGTTGACCACTGCCTGCTCAATTAACGCCGACTGCGCTTTGCTGGGGATGGGGCCCACTACCGGGCAGTAGCTGCCTAAGTTACTGTTGAGCGCATCGGTGGGCGTGCCCCATGAATACCCTTTACGGATGTAACGGTGCCACATCAAGCGCCGCATACCATGGCGCCATGCCCGGGTGCCGTCCGTTACGCCATCGATGCGGATCTTTTCTACCCGCTGGGCTGGGCCGGGTGATAGCCGGCACTCTATCGTCTCGATATTGTCCGTTGCCGCGCTTCGGTACTCGACGTCTACCCCATCATAATCATCTGGCCGTATCGAGCGGATGCTTTTAGCGAGCAGTGCATCGGCGCGCATGTTCTGGGGGCTGTACATCTGCCCTAGCTGGGTGCGTGGTTCATCGCGCACCGGAACCAGCACATCTTCCCACGACAGCTGCGCAAAGCCTGCCTGCAGCGTGCGCTCGAGTACAGCTTTAACCGTGTCGTCACCATCGTGGTTGTAGTCGAACGTATCGCCGCGCGCGGTCCAGGTGTCGTGCAAACGCTGCAGCTCGTCCATGTCGATGTCGTCGTCGGCAATACCTATCTGATTGCACGCATTACGGAACCAGTCCGCTATTGCTCGCGTGGGCTGTACCGTGCCCTCCATGGTTTCCATGATCGACGTGGGCACGCAGGTAATGCGGTTCTCACTTTGCGCTGCGATGGCATCAGTGCCGATGATCGTCACGGCCAGTACTGTAATGTCATCATACCGAGTAGGCGGATTAACCAGCCGTGAGCTAAGCCCCGTCCATTGCATTTCGTCGATGATCTTAATGTCCTGGCTTTCTGCATCCAGGCGGCGGAAACGGCACTCAACTGCCATGGGGCGTGGCAGATCCACACCCACCACAAACCCGAGTTGGTCGCGCGTAGCATCGCGCATTTCCAGCGTTTCCCACTGCCAGAACTCTTGCCCAATTTCACGCCACTGTAGCTCTACGCTGCGCGTCAGCTCCTCCATACTGCCATCATCGCGGCTTTTACCCAGGCCGCGCGGCAGCATCACGATGGCCTCAACACGGGTGGCCAGGGTGCCCGGCTTTTGCGCATTAAACGGACCCACCCATTGGCTTTCTGAGTAGGAACTATCAATGCGCACTGACCAGCTGCCGTAATACGTTCGATCTGGCCAGCCCAACCACGTAGTGTCCGCGTTGCCATCGGCGAGCAGCTTTTCAACCGTTAGCGCCTGCGTTGCTGACGCCACGATTCGATAACGGGCGCCCTCACGGTCAATAGATAGTTGGTATACGCCAGCTGTAGGCGACGTTACGGGCGATAGGTCCGGGTAGCTTAGTGTCATGTCGTTGCCGTCTATCGAGTGGACAACAAAGTTGCCGCTTAGCACATCGCCGGTTATTTCAATTGCATCGCCCACTACTAAGCCCAGATCGCTGTTGTCCGCACTAAAAACCGCTCGCACGGTTTGCTCTTCGGGGTCTTCTGTCGTGGGCGGCGGGTATGCTGTCACTTGGCGCGGCAGGCGCACGTTTATCAGCATGCCTACCTCCCAATCGAGGGGTATGGCGGCATCTGCGCTCACGCTTAACTGCGCGCCATAGGCACGGATAGACGACGCATAAATTTGCGGCGTTACGGGTAGCACGCTTTTTAGCTCAAGCCCGGCATGGCCGCTACTTGAAGCGCCTACCTCCGGCGCGGTATACCACAGCGCATGCGCACTATGCCCCGCGATAATCTCACCAGGCTGGAACGCTTGCCACTGGACCGCCTCGCCCAACGCCTGGAACGGCGTTTGTGCAATGCGCATTTGCGATGCCGGCAATAGATAGCTGCCCCACCCTACGCACAGCAGTACATCCAGCGCTTTAGTACGCCGATCAATAAAATACGCATGCGGCGGCGCCAGATAGTACGGGGCAACGCGCGTTTGCCCGGCAATCTGATTGATGACGCCGTTAAGCTTAGGGCGGTTAACGGTCACGCTCGGGTCGTTGAGCTGTTCGCCCTGATGAACCTGGCTGCTGCCCGGGTCAGACGGCATCGACGGCATCAGCCAGCTAAACACGCTGCTGAACACATCGACCACGGCATTAAACACCGAGTTAACCGCGCCTTTTTGGGGCGCGATATATAGATGAATAGCGCCGCACTCGGAAAGCTGTACGTGCTCATAATCGGCAGGCGACACCACCTTGCCCCGATTACTATCCAGCTCTGCTTCCCATGGGTTGTGCTCGGGGTTATCAGCATAGCTAGGCACGTTATCGAGCAACCACTCGCGCAGCGTGCCGGTGGACACCCTGTGGCATTCAATCGGCTGAGTGGCCGCGCCCTCAAACGTGCGCAGCAAAGAGGGGTAAATGTGGATCTCGCTCACGTGTAGTACTCCACGGCGGTGTATTCGTTGCAAAACGTACGCAGGGGCTGCCAGCGAATGCCCGCAGTGTGATGGCACTCCAGTACCCCCAGCCGCCCATTAGCCGGAACTACCACCCCGCAATGCAGAGCAAGGTTGCCGGTCCAGCACAGCGCCATGGCGCCGGGCTGAGCGCTGCAGCTACTCAAGCCATGAACGGCGTCGGATGAGGCGCGGTGCACTTGGCGTGGATCGTTTGGGCAGACGCTTGCAAGCTCCGGCATAGTGGGCAGCCCGTACTGCTCAGGCCGCACGGCTCGCACAAGACCGTAGCAGTCAAACAGCCGAACGCCGCCCACCAGTTCGCCGCGCCCACCATCCTGGTAGCGGGCGCTACGGTATTGATCGAGCATAGAGTTACCTCAGAACAGCGCGACGCCGGGGTATTTGTTGGCTGTGAAGCGCCCCTGCAGGAAGCGGCGGGAGAGAATATCGCGATAGGTGCATGGCACTTGCAGCGTGCCATCGGGCAGCATTTCGGGCGTGTCGACGATCATCACTTTAGGACGCTGCGCGGGCGCGCCCAGGTTGTTGGACGCGTACATGCGCAGTGTTAGGTAGATGATCTCGCCAGCCTCAATGGACTGCTCAATCAACTCTTCCGCGACGGCATTAACCCCACCCATCGCAAAGACTAGCCGCTGTTGGCCGCTGTCGTTACGGTTAGGTAGCGCAACATCCAACCCCTCGCCTGGATAAACGGCTTGCTGGCCGTCTTCATGAGTAACGGTGATGTCATCCCAGCCAGGGCAAGCGCGTATCAAATTCGCCCAGCGCCCGCTCGATAGTTCCAGGCAGGGTATGCGGTAGATGGTGGGGTCGTGGCCTGCGTGGATTTCTGCCAATAGCGTCATAAGAAGAGGGCCTTAGATCAGCGCTACCAATACCTGGACCGCGCATGAGTAGTTTCATTGCTCGTATGGCGTCGCGCCGAAGTTGCTACAACGACTGCTCTGTCGTACTGGTCGGGCAGGATTAAAACTCGACCGTCTGATAGCGTGCACGACGCATAAAAGCAATTGTTCACTGGCGCAACGTAACTGCTATCTACCAGAACATCTCGAATATGATCATAAACACATACAGGTTTGCCCGAAAATGATGGCGCAAAGACTAGCCATGAGTCCCCGCTAAGCGCTGCTGTCGCGTACCCTTGGGCGCCTGACCCTTTGTCACGATCAGTAAATAAACCGCTAGAAATATGATATTTCCCTAAGCGCCGAGAGCCATTTTGAATAAAGACTACATCCCCGTTCGGCAACCTAGAGGACGCTAGGTATCGGTTTGTTGCGTCATCACCAATGGGCTGGCTATACGTATATGTTTGTTCAGCCGGATCATATATACGCGCACGATTAGCTCGTCTATTTACGAACAATATTCTTCCATCAGGTAGGGGTGTTACGCCGCTATAGCTCTCGTCATCGGCACCCTCTCTAAATGGTAGAGCTGCTGCCGTATCGGTCGCCGGATCATAAACAAGTCCACCGAACCTATCAGTAGAAATGTAAACCTTACCGTCTTTTCCTAGCGCTGCGCGCTCAAATACCACTCGCGCAGGGAAGAGTTCCGCTACATCGCTACCTAAGCCCACTACAATAGCGCGGTCTCTTAGTGTGTCATAAATTATTAACGAACGGTTGCCAGACGTTGTGGAAACAGGCGTCGTAAAAATTTGGTTTTTACTAATCCTTACAGCGGACCCACATGGCCTGATTTCAGACAGTCCGTTAAATTGATTATTGATTGAGTCGAAATAGAATACCCGACCGGCCGAGTTCGGCATCAAGTAGGCGCCGCCAACCTCGTCTGCTATTGCAGCCACAAAGGCTCGAATTGACGACGCTGCGATCGGCGAGTTTAGCTCTGTAACACTAATGCTTATCTCGCTCGGCAACCGTGCATTATTTTGTGCTTGAACTTTGTGGGGCAGGAAGTTTTCTGTGATTGATTCGTATGCACCAAATTTCATGATCTCGGCTCCGGCGTAGTGATTTCGCTAATAACACTGAAAAACGGTGCCGCGGGGGCTGTTCCGTTTATGATTTCGCTTTCTTTTAGCTTGCAAAAAAGTATTCGCCCATTAGGGCTTCGGAGCTGATCGAAGACGACAAATATGTCGTCGCCGCTTATGGAGATAACGGGATAGGTAGAGCTATAGTCTGAGTTCAACGTTAGCGCAGCCTCATGCGGCCATGTCTCACCACTGTCTTCGGAGAGAGCAATAGTCAGGGACCTACGGCCTGCGCTCTTGTTATAGCAAAGCATTAGACGACCGCTACTCGATGTTCCCAGCCAACTTCTAGTTGTAGATGTTGGCGAACCAATTACGTCAGAAAACGGCGCCGCCGCTGTCCATGTTTGACCGTCATCACCACTGTATCGATACGTGATCCCTACACCTTGCGCCCGCTGCAATAACAAGAGGCGACCATCTTGGGTTTGCTGGAGCTCAGATTCGTAAAAATCGCCGCTCCCTCCCGCGTTGTCGTCTGGCACTTTTACAACTTGGCTCACACGTCGTTCGTTGTGATGAATCCGCACAATCCTTAGCCCGCCGGTTTCTGGATAGTACAACTGCTTTCTACCCAGGGCCCACGTATCCATCGGCAGCCACCACTGCTCGTTAACGCGGCACGGGTGGCGTGCGTCTCCGAAATGAGACATCAGGAAAGGAGTTGTCCAGCTGTTGAACTCAGCACTAGGGTTCTTGCAAGTAACAGCCCACATTCCATTGGCACCTGCTGTGTGCGCAGGCTGTCTCAATGTTGACCACCAGAGCCACAGCACTCCATCCGGGTCGAGCCATAACATTGGGTCGACCATCTGGTAAGCGTCAGTGTCTGGATAGGCAATTATTCCTGTCTCTACCCAGCTATCTCCGCTGTCTACGGATTTGGCCAAAACGATGAAATTTCCACCGTTTTCACCTTCTCTGAAATCGGCTCGCCAAGAGCACCACAACACCCCGTTTGAGTCAGCAATTGTGGGTGTGCCCTGCATCTGCCTATGTTGAATCGAATAGCTCTCCAGCATTTCACTGGGCAGCCATTCAGGTAGATCAGGAACTGGAAAATTGTCAGGAACATATAAATCAATGTGATTGATTTCTAGATTTGTATTGAGCTGCTCTCGCTCAGGATCAATTTCGAAAAACAGGTTGCTGCCGATCTGGGTGCAATGCTTATGACGGCCACTCAGCTCGGTGCGGTGCGAGGATTGGGTTAAATCAAAACTAGAGTCAGGCGCATAGAGGGAAGGGACGCTTACAGTTTCTGAGCGTGAATCGATTTTAAGTAGCTCACTCAAGAACGTCGCAATAAGTAACGCATCGGGGTTATCTTGGCTCACCTCGATAGTGCTGGTCCCTGAACTGGAATCCCAGGAGAATCCTGTCTCTGAAAAAAAAGCCGAAAATATCAATTCAACTGATGGATCTCGTGCAATTAACTCGCTCTCATTTTCATTAACACGCTGCCATAACTCCCTGCTAACGTTCGGATCGCTGGACACGGTATAAAAATACGCCCTATCTCCTACCGCTGCTCTGCCATCCGCCTCGCTATCAAAGATGCGCCCGCCAGCAATTAGAAGATCTTCAAAGGCTCGCTGTATTGCATGCCACGTTTTAAGCGCCTTGCCGAACCGGTCAGGTACCTCGCTTTTGCTTGAACTATTAACCAGCTCGTCAAAAATCAGACTGTTATCCTGACGATCAAGAGGGCTAGCACTGGGCAGTGGATTGCCGGTGTTATTGCGTGGCATAAGAGGTTTCCTCGGGCACAAAAAAACCGCCACGCGGGCGGTTTATATGAATAAAAGGGTCGTTACCGTTTGGGCCAATCACGGTTGATCGTGAGGTCGAAGATGCTTGAGTACAGAATGTCTTCGGGGTACTGCATGTCCTCGACGCTGACGATGGGGCGTTTAGCTATCTCAATCTCTGCGGTTATTTTCCAGAGAAAAAATCCAGACCTTACCGGCCCTCTGTACAGGCTCTTAAAATTGGACTGATAGTACTGCTTACCTAAAGGGGTGGTCATCGGCATTAAGAAATTCAACACACCGCTTTTCAAGGTTTGCCAATAAAAACCTTCAAAGACTTGCGTTTGCGCAAAATTCATTAAAAATTCCGCGTTAAAAACGGACGGCGTGTTTTGCATCATTATTTCTTTGCGCTGCCTGCCTGAACCCAGTTCCGTTCTCGCCACATTATCTGTATGCGCAATTTGGATGTTGAGCAGAGGTGGCGGCAGGCCATCAGGATAATAGTCCATGCTATCTCGCCTTGGTTGATGTGCCCAGTTTGTGATTGATCGCCTTGAATGTCCGGCCGTCGCTCATGAAATCGGCTAGCCAGATGCTGATAGTCTGACTGCCGTCATTGCCTGTTGACTGCTCAACCCTGGCATTCGAGTCGCCGCCGTAAATATTCACGCTCACTGGAGGCGCCTGTCCTGCGCTCTTCATGTCGCGGTTCGAGGTCACGTGACCGCCTTTGCCCGGGAGCAAGTACTGCCGGTTTCCCTCTGTCAAAATCTCGGGCTTTCCATTCTCGGTCACTGGGTAGGGCGTGCCTCGCGACACGCCGCCGCCATTCAAGCGGCCGGGGCCAATCTGGCTCATGAACCCGCCCTGAATGGCCTGGCCTACAGTGGCATTAGCCGCCAGCGCACCAGAGTACGCGGCCGCCCCGGTGATAGTGGCTCCGCCCATAGTGGCGATACTGGCTGAAAGGGCGGCGGGTGCCCATGCCGCTTGCACTGCTGCCGCCTGCCCGATAGCTACAGCTGTCATAGCACTTCCAGCCGCTTGCTGAGTGACAGCATTGATTGCCATTTGCACGCCTAGCTTGATGAAAGACTGCAGCAGGGAGCCGAGAACAGTCTGGCCGATGCCCTTCAAGATGTTGTTAAAACTATCCCCGTTGCTCATGCCGCGCACGAATGCGCTAGATATGGTTTCATCCAGGCTTACAAAAGCGGTCTGCAGGTTATCGGTGAGCGTCTTCATCGGGTTGGCCGTGGCCTGCCGAATTTCAGCCAATTTATTGGCGGCAGCTTCTGAGAATCCGCCGATCTGTTGCAGCATTAGCGAGTAATGCTCGGCCTCAAGGTCGCGCACGCGCTGGTTATGCTGGGCAATGTTGGCTAGGTCATCGTTCTGCGCCTGCATCTTCGCTTCAACAAATGAGCGCTCCGCCCGCTCCATGAGTGCCTGACGTTCAGCGCTACCTGCCCGCGTATGCTCAAGAATAGATCGCCGCTGCTTTTCGTACTCAGCATCAACCTCTTCGGTCTGCGACATAAGCCCTTGCAGCTCGCTTCTGCGCGCTTCGGCCAAGGCGCGTTGCCGTGCTTGATTATTGCGCTCCAGCGCCTCCAGCTGCTCAGCGCTACCAGCCTCACTGATCTCCATGATTTCTTGCCGCTGGGCATCGTACTGCTGGTTAATACGCTCAATGCCCTCGGAATTAATTGATGCCAGCTGGTCGGTCAACTCTTGAAGCTCGCGTGTGCGCTGGCTACCGCTGCGTCGCAGCAGGTCGGCTTGCTCTGCGCTCCCCTCAGCGGTTGCCTTGCGGATTACCTCATTTCGCCTGAGATATTCCCGCTCAATCTGCTCACGCTGGGTTTCTAGCTCACGCTTGACGCTATCGAACTCATTCTTAAGCCGCTTGGCTTCGTTATCACCACTGCCAGGCAATTCGGGCGGGGGAGGCGGTTTAGCAGGCGACTCTTCGCCATTCCTAAATTGCGTGGCAAGATCAAGCGCATCCGTCGTTGCCTCCAGATCTTTCCTCAGGTTTGCCAGCTGATCACGCATTTGGCCAATGGTTCTGCCGCCAAACTCCTGGTCGCCGGCCTCCACCATCTCATGGATCTTGTTTTCGGTATTCTGGATTGCTGATTGCGTCATTATCAGACGCTGCCCAAGCTCCTGCATGGTGCGGCCAAGCTGCTCGCCTGTCATGTCACGCATCGAGCGACCCAGGCGCTCTAATGAGCGCTGAGTGGCTGTTGAATCAGAAGCGACAAAGCCAAGTTGCTCACGGAAAGCGTAAAGTGCCCAGGCGGCAAGGAATATGACGCCAGCCGGGCCGCCAAGCAGGGCGAATGCGGCACGTAGTCCGGCCATTGCTGAGGTTGCTGCTCGAGCTGCAAGAGTCGTACTGGCTAATGCTGCGGCATTCGCACGATGGGCGGCTGTGGCTACGGCTGCAGTTTGTGCTTCCGCTTGCTGCCTTATAGCTAGCCTCTCCTTGGCTTGGGCAAGAGCATGGTCCATTGCTGCAAGTTGACGCTTGATAGCAAGCTGGGTCCCTTGCGCTTGATTGCTTGAAAGAGTGGCAGCAAGCGCTGCCCGGTCTGCCTCAATTTCTCGAATAGTGGACTGTGCTGCAACGACAGATGCCTGAGCCTTTCTCAGGCTAGCGGCAGCGCTATCATTAGATGCAAGAGCCGCTTGGCGCGTGGCCCCAGCTTGATTAAGCGCGGCAGCGGCAAGTGCAATATGAGCTATTGCACCAGCCCCTATAGCGCTAGCGTATCGACCCGCTATAACGGCTGCCAATCCTGTCGCTGCGGTAGTAACAACATCCAGATTATTAGATAGATAGACAGCAGCATCACCTAGGTCGCCCACTACACCTTGGGCGCTGTCTGCGGTCCCTACGAACTGAATAATGTTGTTCCGGGCAACAACAAGGTTGTCTGAAAACGTATTCGTTGCGGTCGCTGCTTTTTTATTGATCTCGTCCGAATAGTCGCTAACCGATTTGATCAGCTGCTGAACGGATAAACGACCTTCGCCGCCCATTTTCTTAAGCTCAGCGGTAGATTTGCCGGTGGATGCCCGTAATGCGTCGAGAAGTAGGGGAGCCTGATCAATAATGGTATTGAATTCTTGTCCCTGAATTATGCCTGCGTTAAAGCTTTGGGATAGCTGCAGGATCAGAGCAGAGGCGCCGGCAGCGCTGGCACCATTGGCACGCAAGCTCTTAGATGTCAGGTCAACAAACTCGACCAGTGTTGATTGCTCAATATTCAGCTCGCGAGTAGCCCTGGCAACACTGGCATAAAACGATGCCGTACTTTCAAAGGCTACTGCAGAGTCATTGGCCACCCGCATTAATTGTTGATTGGTAGCGATGAGCTGGTTGGTGGTTTCGGTAACCTGCCTGAGCTGGTTTTGCGTCCGCGTCCAGGCGTCGGTATAGCTGATAATCATGCGAGTAGCCATGGCTGAGCTAACTGCCGTGACTATCCGACGTAGCCGCATGCCTGCGCCGGCAGCAGAGTCAAAGCCAGCACCCATTCCCCGCGCAGCTTTGTCAGTCTTGGAGAAATTCTTTTCCATGCGCTTTGTCGAGCCGTCAACGTCTTTCTCGGCTTTCAATAACGCTGAGGTACGCGCATCCACCGAGTAATAAATCGCGCCGACTTCAGTAGCCATGCATTTTCTCCAGGCAATAAAAAACCCGCCTTAGGCGGGTCATTAAGAGTTATTAATTTACATTTTGCTAAACAGAAAAAGCACTATGGTGATTAAGAGTGCAGCACCAATAACCATGCCTATTTGCTCGCCTGTTCGCTCAGCCGATTCATGCTTTTTTAATAGTTCGGCAGTCTCAGCCTCCACTCTGGCAGTATTATCCTGAATATGGCGAGTTAAGGCCTCTTGCTCCTGAGCGTGCAGATCCCAAAATTTAAGCTTTTCCTCATCGGTCATTGACGCCGAATAGACCTCAGTGAGCCAATCAAGATAATCAGTGCTTGCCTGATAAACGTTGCCGCCTTCCTCAGCTATTTTCCTTAGTCGAGCATTCTGTTTCTCAACCATTACGCGGACCATTGGGCGGGTTATTTCTTCATGTATACCACCCATGCTTATTGATCCAGAGTCGATAGGGACGCCAGCCGCATCGCTCTCATAAAGCACACCGCAGGCTTCGCACTCTGTCCATACAGGCACGCTGGGCAGGGTCGTATGTGTTTCGCTATCACTAGGCGTTAAACATTTGCTGCATTTCGACATCCCCATCCCCCTTATCGTTTCCGCAAGGATAGCTTAGGTGGGCGGCAGGGGGTAGGGTAAGGCGAAGCGGGGTTTGGTAGGCTACTTGACCACTTCAAGGCCTCGGCCTTTCGCAGTTAAGCGCGCCTGGGTTTGATTAAAGTCCTCTCCGGCCTCGCTAGAGGCGAGGAAAACATCAATCATTGAATGACCGTGCTGCTGCTCATACGCCCTTGATGCTGCTACTGATACCTTGGCAGCCACTGACGCCATAGCGCTGGATACAGTGCTTACGCATGGGTTATGAGGCCGCCAATCGGGGATAATATCAGCCTCGATATTGATACCCATCAGCAGCTCAATACGGGCCATCCAGTCGGCGTAATGAAGGTATACCGCTGTAGGTAACTGGAAGCGGTCGTCGCTACCTACCGCCTGAGCACAACCCGCCTTTTGAAAAGGCGGAATAATGACTTCACTCCAGACGCGCTGAATTTCGATGTGGTGACCATCTCTTTCAAGCGCTTCGTGTATCAGCCCAACCAGAAAGGGAAGGTTGATCATGGCGGTCATAACATCTTTGCCGTACATAAAGCGATCTACGGCTTCATCTTTGGTCAGCCAGTCGCTCATGCAGCCACCTCGTTAGATGCTTCCCGAGCAAAATTCAGAAACGGTATTGTTAGCTGCCCCTCAATCTCCAACTGATCCATCTTTTCTTCAAGGTCCCGCTTATCATGCTTCCAGCCATTCAGACCTTTGCCACAAAGACTGGCGGCGTACTGGCCCGAAGCATATAGCGCTGATAATTCGTTACGGCGATGATCGAATGTTTTAAGACGCTCAGCCATCCAGTTAAAGGCGTTGATATAGGCTTCTTTGATCGCATCCGCCTTTACCCCTGTAAAACTGAATGCCAGAAAGATAAATCCATCTTTTGTCATCTCGTACATCGGGCGGCGCTGGCCTTTAGAGTCGATATATTCAACGGGCGCAAAATTGCGCTCGTTGAATTCAGGCGAACACTTCATGAGTTTTATCTTTCGAAGAACGTCTTTATGCCGCTTGCCAAAATACTCGGCTACCTTCATAGACGTGGTTACCGGGCGGCCATTATCGACCGCTACCATGTAGGCGTATTCAGATTCATTGATAATGTGTTGCATCGTTAATACCTCATTAGCAAAGAGCCTCGTTGCCCAGAAACACCAGCCCCGCAGAGACAGCTAATGCTCTCCGAGACTCTTTCTGATGAGGCCCTACGGTTGATTGCGCCGGGCATGGCGCATAAAAAAACCGCCTGATTAGGCGGCTTTGGATTGCTCTTTGATTCGTTGTCGCAACTGCATGATGTGATTGACCGTTGCCGCCGCTTCCTCCTCGGTTGGCTGGTCATTCTTCTTGGTGTCTGAGTCGGGAAACTTAGCGTCCATGGCGCGCTGGAACTCGATCATGGTCAGCTCCCACGCCTCAGCGCTGGATAGGCCAAGATGCGCCTGTGCAGCACCTACAAACTCACTCGGGTCAAAGACTGCCATAGTCTTACCGCCGCTTGATCGCGGCTTGGGAGCGCCCACAATGCCCGCAATCGCCAGTTTGGCGCCCAGCACATGGATGTTTTGCAGAGGCATAGCGCCCATGACATACCGCAGGCGCCCGCGCACGTCTTTGAAGAAGCCAATCAGTGGGGCAATGTCCTCGCTATCGCCGACATAGCAGGCGCGTAATACCGATAGCGCTGCAACAAATCCATCGCTACCGTATGCCTGAACGCGGGTGAGTAGGCGAATGATGTGCTCGGGCTCGCCCAGCTCGCTCATGGCTGCCAGGGAAGGGCGAAACAGGTAGTCTCGCCCTTTCCACGTAATCGACAGCTCGCCCGCGTAGGTGTTAGCTGGCCGTTGCGGTGTCGATGGTGTAGGCAAAGGAGTTGCCCTCCAGGGTCCAGCTCGCCACGTCATCGTGCGGCGCGTTGTTGCGGAACGAGGTCAGCAGCGCGGTGCCGGTGTAAGTGCGCAGCTGGTTATCACCACGCGGCACGGTAATGCGCAGCCAGATATTGGGATAACCGGTCGGGCTGCCGTTCTCAGCGGGTGCGTTGACGTACTCTTCAAGCGCATCGACGTTTTTGGTCGTGTCCTTGGTAGCCAGGCCATCAAACGAAATGTCGCTGGTTTTGTAGGTAACCAAGTTCTCTTGTGTCAGGTTCGGGCTGTCGTCGGTGGTAGCATCAGTGGTTTGCCATTCGGCGCCCCATTCTTTGCCGCGCATCGCACCGATAGTCAGCCATGGGCCGGGATCGGTTGCCGCTTCGGGGTCAGAGGTGGCGTATTCAACCAGCACCTCGCGGCCTAGATATTTCTGGATCTGCTCCATTGCCATTTTGGTAGCTCCTACGTCCACACTCGGACGGTCATTTGAGAGATGTTGCGCTCGTTATTGAGCAGGAAAGGGCCGGTCGGAGAGGCCAGGATTTCAAAATTGCACACGCCAGGAGCGGTGTGGTTTTGAATCAAGAAGTCTTTGATGGCGTTGATTGCCGCATCGCATTCGTGCGGGTAGTCGAAGCACACAGCTAAACGAACATCGGGCTGCTGCATCAGCTCGTTTTCAATGCCGCCGCCGTCTGGCCGCAGCAGCAAGAAGGGCGGCGCCCCCTGCGCAACGTCCTCGTCATACCAGCGGTAGAAGATGCGCTGCACTCCATCGAGTGCTGGCAATCCGGCCAAGTGATTGTTGAGCAAGTCCAGAGCGCTCATCGTTTGTACCTCCGCTTGATGTGCGCCTCGATCTCTGGCCTGCCGTCGCGCTCGAAGCCCTTTTTCAAGAAGCCGGGCTCTGCGTTAGGGTCCCAGAAATTGCCCTTATCAGAGGCGAATGCCGTTCTGCCGTCGCCTGTGCCGAAGCTGCCGACCGACGCCCGAGGCTGTCCGGCTAACTTGCCGCTGGCGTCATGCACGAAGAGTGCATAGTCAGAGGTATACCCAACCACGCCGACGGCACCGGTGGCAGTATTCGTCACAGTGCGAAATCCGCTGTTGATCAGGTTTGAGGTGTCGATGGGCGTTAGGGCCGCTGCATAACCCTCACCAATGATGAGGATTTCTTTCACCACGGTAGGTGTCAGGTCATTCGATATTTGCCGAATGGTTTGCCGCATGTTGCGGCGTACTTTGTTACCACCGCTGACGGGCATAGGCGCCTCATGTGAAGAACACGAAGTCGGGGCTTTCGCCGAAAAACGACATATCCCAGCCGCCCACTTTGCGAATCGGCTTGGCATCCACAGGCGGGGCCTCATAGCTGACATCGCGGCCAATCAGCACACGGTCACCAGCAGAGATAGGCGTGGGGTCTTCATGCCATACGGTGTCCTGCGGCACGAACTCCTCGCCGTTGCTGTCGGTCTGCGTTGCACCCATATTCTTGAACGTGCAGGCGATGACGAACGGCTCGCCCCATAGCGGCTCCCGGGTTCGCGGGTCGCGCCCCAGGTTGGGCCAGATGGTAGATACGTTGGTATAAACCCAGCTAGCCGTTGCTGACATTGCGTAGCCTCCGGCTTCCGGGCCCGATACTTAGCAGCATCGGCTTGGATTGATCGTTCTCAAGCAGGCCAGTAACGCAGCCCCATTTATCCAAGCTCTTGAGCAACGATCCCCATGTTGACGACGCAAGGCCTACGCCGGTCGGCACTGCAAACGAGCGGCTGGCCCCGTTGGGCGCCGACTGGCTTCTGATCTGCCCGCCAGACGTCAAGGCGGCCATGTGACCAATGGCGTACAGCTTCAACGTTCGCTGCACGTCATCAGGCACCTTGTTATGGTCCAAGCACGCATCGGCCTGAGCCATGAGAATAATCAGGCCGTCGATCACCGGCGGGGGCGCGGTAATGCCGTAGCCGGTGACGTCCTCGGCGGTGATAGTGACGGCCATGGCGTTACTCCTGGTCGGCGGTTTTAAGCTTGGCGAACTTGTCTTCCAGCGTTTCCAGCTTGGAATTCGCGCCCGGGCGTGTGCCGCTCATCTGTTCGATTTCGTCCAGCAGATGTTGGCGGCGCTTCTCGTCCGCGTCCGCGCTAGTGTTGGAGCTGGTGGCGTTTGGGGTGGCCACGGTGACCTGTGCGCTCTTATCAAGCTCGACCTTGCCGCGCAGCACCATCGGGATTTCACCCTTGTTGTTCAGCGTCACTTCGAAGCGTTCGCCAATAGCGCAGCGGTGGCCGTTGCGATAGAGGTTTGATTGCGTGACGCGAACCATTGCTTGCTTACCCATTACGTTCTCCTTGGCCCCCGTAGGGGCCGTGGTTATGCGGCAGCGGCGTAGAGCCAGCCTGAACGGCCATTGAAGTCAACGCGCACCTCAATACCCATCGCAGACCACACGATGAACTGATGGCGAGCGAAGGGCGTCTGACGCGGCAGAGCTACGTTGGAAACAGCCTGACCAACCAAAGGCACGATGTACTCCTGGGAAAGCACGCCCATGAGCAGCTCGTTGCCTTCGAGTGAAGACAGCTCTTTGATTGCAGCAATGCCTTCTAGGCGCAGCAGTTCTTCGCGAATCGTCCGTGACAGATAGTCATCGGAGTAGAAACGGTCGAGCTGGCTGTTGATCTCGGGCGAGACGTAGACAGTCACCGGCTGGCCGACACGGTTATCGACGCGCAGAATGTTACGCAGGCGTGAGAACTCGCTGCGGATCTGTGCGCCAGTAGTGGTGTCAGCGGTCATGTCGATGCTGATGACAGCCTTGGCCGTGTTCGCGCCATTGCGGATGCCGTAGGACTGAATGCCTTTGAACTCAAGGCCATCCATACCGTCGAGCAGGTAGTTAGCCATGCGCTCACGCACAGTACGGGTAGAGCCCGCCTGATCATCGATCAGGCCGTCCCAGCCTTCGCTGCGCATCCCAGCCAGCTCACGCCACTCGCGGTAATAGCCGGACTGGTGAACCGGGACAATCGCACCATCGTACTTGTACGCGGTTTGATCGTTCGGGATCGGCTCAAGGCCCGAGATAGAGGTATTGACCGCGCCGCCATCACCCGCTTGGCGGTACTGATGCACGATCTTGCCGATATCTAGCGGGCGAGACAGTGGCAGCAGGTCATTCAGCAGCACGTCAGTGTTAGGGTCGAGCATGATCTCCTTGGTCTGCCGGTCCATCTCGGCGTAAACCGGGTAAGGCACCAGTGCAGAAGCGTTGCCGACCATGCCGGGCATCTGGATGCTGCCGAAACCTTGCTCGGCGTTAGCGTGCATCATGCGATGCGCCTGTACGAAGTCGTACTGCGCTTTCAGGTTGCGATTGGCAGCAACCGCCTTCTTGTCAAAAATCCAGCTCATTGGGACGCTCCTTAGATGAATTTCACAGCGACAAGCTCAGGAGCTTCGCCAGTGGTGATGGTTTCGGCGGCAAAGCCATAGGCGGCGGAGGCGGCTTCGCCTTCGTCTGGTGTCGGCGCTTCGGTTGTGAGCACGCCATCGGCGCCGATGTAGAGCGCGTCGTCCTCAGCCACCTCAAGCCCTGCAGCGGTACGTAAGTTGTAAACCAGCGCTGACTGAGGCCAGAAAGCAGTAGCAACATCATCTTCTTGATAGGGGGTGTCGATAAATCCCTGTCCCAGATGATCTTTATCTAGCACGTAATTCAGTGATCCAGGGCCAGCAACAAATTTGCGCTGCTCGGCGTCGTAATGAACAACCGTGCCGGGCAGATATTCGCCTGCTACTGGCGACTCTTTTCGGTTTGCTTGATCCAGCATCTGCGCGGGGCCGCAGAAAATGACGTTCTTGCCCCATTGCGTGTAGTTGCTCATGGCTTACTCCGGCAGGGTGTCTTGAGGGCCGTTGTCAGCGTTGCCGCCGCCAAATGCCGCGTTGATGTGGAAGCCGGCAGGCTGTTGCTGCTTAGCCAGCACTTTCTGCTTTGCGTTGGCCGTCATGCCTTTCAGGTCTTCGTCATCGAAGCCAGCGGCCTTGAGCTGTTCATCGACCTTGGCAGACTCAGCAGCGGCGGCGGCATCGGCGTTAGCTTTCAGTGCGCTTACCGTATCGCCCTGGGCCTTCTGTGCCGTTTCCAGCTCGCCCAGCTTGGCGTTGGCCGCATCCAGTTTCTCGCCATAAGGCTTGAGCGCTTCGCCAATCGCGTTGACTACATCTTCTTTCGTCAGTGACATATCGCCCTCCTGGGCATTAGTGGATAACGGGGCTTCGGTTTGCGTGCCCGCTAAAACGCTCCGGAAGGCCTGACGCATCTTGTCCATCAGGCTGTTCTTTTCATCTGCATGGCGAGCACGGATTACGTCATCAGCCATACTTTCCAGCATCCAATCTTCGCTTTCGGCGTCGAGGTTGCAGGTCATGACTTCGGTTTCTGTCGAGCCATTAACGAACATGCCCACGCCTTCTTCTGGCGTAGCGGCTCCAGGCTCACCCAGCAGGATCGCGTCGTGATCGAACTTCATGTTTTGCGCGACCCACGTGTAGGGCTTGCCCCGGCTCTCGCCGTTAGCAACCTTGATTTCAAGCTGTAGGCCGGTGCTGGTGTGGATGGGCTCTTGTTTCTCGATGGCCTGAATCAACTGGCGGCCGCCTTCGCTCTGGTTGGCTACGCGGATGTTCACCACCTTGTCGAGTAGTACCCGACCGCCTTCGCGGCGGACGTTCTCATTCCAGGCGCCTATCCAGTGCTTGTTGATGGCGTGAGGCGTATTGGCCGGCACGAACTGGTTGCCTACCTTGGGGTGGCCCAGCGGGGCGGGCGTGCCTTCGAGGCTCATGAAGCTAGCGGCGATTTCGTCGGCGGGATATAGCCCCCCATTCATGACTTGATTATCAGGAAGCGTCGCCGATGGAATTCGGTAATGGTCTTCCCCGTTTATCACTTCTTTCTTGATCTGCGACGCATTCACCCGCGTCACGATATGGGCGTGCTTGGTCTGCATGCGTCCTCCAGAAACGAAAAAGGCCGCCGAATGGCAGCCAAAAGAAAACCCCACCGGTTAGGGCAGGGCTATTAAGGATTTAATTTAGCGTCGCTATTCCTGCTTATTGATCAGCAGAGACGTCATTTTGATCAAGATACTCTGTGATCTCGCGCATTAGTCGGGACAATACGTTTTGACGGGATTCTTCGCCGCCTTCTCGGTGCGCTGTATGCAATACGCTCCGGCATCGAATAAGCAGCTCGCGAGCCTTATCGTCAGCCATGGTTAATCCTCATGTTTGATAATGCGGTAGATGCCATCAGGCGGGTAGGTGATCGCCAATATCTCACCCTCGAATAACTCAGGCTGCTTCTTGAACTCAGCGATGCCGTTACGTATGACGCGCACTTGATGAGACGCGACACGCCTGAACGCGAACTCGTTGTTGATCAGCACCACCATGTATTCGCCGTTCACGGCCGAGGCGTGGCGCTATCCAGCATCTGACCATGCGGCCAGCCAAAGCTCGGTGCGTAGTCGTCTCCACAGGGGAAGAGAGCATTAACCACGAACTCTTCTCCGTTATCTCGCAGACCGGCAACCTCGCCAGTAGTCGCCCATACAGCGCCATGCTCTGTCATTTCCCAGTGATCGGCATCTACCGGGGCCTCACTCCAATCAACATTTGGATTCATGCTGCCTCCTTGAAGAACTTTGCTCCCTGCAATCGTAGCCGATCAGGTAGCACCTCGGATAGCGGATTACCGTTCTCATCAACAAGGATTGACCGCACGCTGCACAAACAATTAATTCCGTTTGCATCCCGACTGTAGAAGTCGCTGACCTCTTGTCTTGTGAAGGTGTGGCCGTGCCTTGATCCATGCCACCGGCGTGTAGTGCTGCTGAGAGCCGAGAACCAAAGCAGCCGCGTTCTGATGCCTTCGTCATTGGCCTGCTCGTCCTGATCCAGTAGGGCACGGCGATGGGCGTTATTGATCTCAGTGCGAGCAATGCGCTCGGCACGTCGCTCATCGACACCAGTGCGTGCCTCTATCTGGCCAACAATGTCACGCGGGCTAAGCCCTCTAGCCATACCGTCAGCCAGAATGCGCTGCAGCTCCTTTCGCGTCTCAGCCGTGAAGCCTTGCATTTCCTCGAAGACGCGAGCGCGTACTAAGCCGATGCGGGTGCGATAGGGCGCCGATAATAGCGTCTCCTCAAGTGTTCGTCGAAACACGTCCGACTGCGCCTGGAAGTTGGCTATTTGATACGCCACACCTGTTTGATACGCCTGCTGTGCAGCGCCTACGATGATAGGGCCGCCGTTGTCACCGCGCAGCACCAGGTCATCGATCATCTGCATGATATAATCGGAAATGCTGGCCAGCAGTGCCTCATCGATCAGGTAGTGATACGTGCGCTGCGCGTCATCGCGGTTACCGGTGGTGGTGTAATGCTGCACTTGCTCAAAGCGCTGAATGACGCGGCGCCGCACCTCGGGCATCACCTCATAGATTTGCCTATGCGCTTTCTGTAGCTGTCGGCTCGTCTGCGTCGGTGCCTGACCGTTGCGCGGCGCTATTGGCTGGCGGATCATCGTCTTCTCCAAAGCCCATGCCGCCATCTAGCGTTGGGTCTGCTTCCGAACCGGCAGCTTCTCGCATTTCGTTCTCAGTGAACGGCGGCAATAAGCCAGTACCGGTTAGGTTCTTGTTGATCTCCGACATTTTCTTGGCGTTATCAAGCTTCTCGCTCGCAGTCGAATCCGTCAAGTCATCCCACGCAACATAGAAGCGCTCGATGTACGGGATTGAGCCCAGGCGCATAAGGTGGCGTAGAAAGCCCTCAATATTCGGGCCTACAAACTGCCGTCGCCGTGACATGATCGTCTGCTGCCAGTTGCGGCTGTTCTCCTCGCTGGAGCGCTGCGCGATCTGCTGCCCGATAAGCTCCGGCACTGGGCATGATACGCTTGAGGCGAAGTCCTCAAGGGCAACATCGTAGAACTCACGAGGGCGCGGCACGTTGAACGACAGGCTATCCGCCTTCATGCCGCCCAGCATGAGCAACTTATCCATGCCTGAGGCAAAATCAGCGGCAGTGTCGTTAAGCGCTTCTGCCACCTTGTCCTGCTCAACACCCAGCATGGCTGCCAACTGCTGCGGCTGAACCTCTCCTGAAAGCGCCCAGGCGCCACGGGCCGCCTTCCAGAAGCCTTCGCCACCAGCGCCGCGTATCTTCTCAATATCCAGTAGTGAGTTGAACCCAGCTTGCAGAGCAGGAACGCCGTAGATGGAATCATCTTCCGCGCCTTCGGCCAGGATATGAATGCGGTCTGGGTGAATCTCGAAGCTAGTGTTGCTCGCCGGACTGGCATCTTCGGGATTGAACTGCTGGAACTGGTACATGCTCGGCATGCCGAAGCTGGGTAGCTTCGGGTTGTCATGCCATGCAGTCGGCTTGATCTGCGCCTCATACAGCGGCTTAACACCAATCAGCTTGGCACCGCGTGCTACCGGCTGGTCTGGATCCTGGTTATCGGCAAACGTCAGGTACAACGCAGAGTATTGACCAACGCGCCCCCGCCAGTCAGCAGCAGAGAAGCGGCTCCACAAGCGCATGTCGCGGATAACACGGGCTAACTGCTTCTCCCATGGGGTCCAGTCAGTGCGTGGCTTGTCACCTTCCTCTCCTTCAACGATCCACGGGTTGGTTTCCCACGTCTTCTCCACATGCCGCATGACGCCTGCACGGGCAATGCCGTTACGGGCAAACATCGTGAAGTAGTTATCGAACTCAAGCTGCTCGGGATACCCGTAGTCCTGCCACGCCGTAGCGCGCTTGGCGTCGTTGCTCATCGTCGGCTGCCCAAACAGGGAGCGGCGGATGTTGTTCCATGCTCCCATGGGTTACCTCCGGTTTCGTTTTAGGACTAGGCCGACCGGGCCGCGCTTAATCAGCGGTGCCAGGGCGTAACGGCAGTTGTGCACAAGCACACCAGAGGCGAAGAACTCCTCCGCCTCATCGACCATCAGGTCATAGACCCTGTTGGCTTCACCTGTTGCGCGAACGCTGAGCACACGATCTGGAGCAAAATCGGGTTTTCCGATACTTGTTGACCGTGAACTCGCCGTTGCACTGCTCGCATCTCCTTTGCTCATTATCGAGGCCATGCGCTCTGCGCCATGCAGACTTGCATTTGTTTGAACAGAATCTGTTGGCGTCCCTTCTATTGGGATCATCGAACGCCTCGCCACATTGATCACATTTCTTGCGAAGCGCCACACGGCTTTTCCATGTCTCGATACCGTGCTTCCTGTGCCACTCAACGCCCTCGTCCGAAGCGTGCCAAGCCTTTGTAAGAGGCCTGATGCTCTCAAGGTGCTGTAGCCATTCATCAGTCCTGCCATTCCACGCACCATGTTCTGATCGGTGGTCCGATGGCGACAGGCATTCCAGGTTCGACGGCTCATTGTTCTGGCAGTTTTCATCCTTGTGATGAATGTGCCAACCATCTGGGATTGGGCCGTAGTTATCCTCCCACACCCTACGGTGCAGGTAGACCGGCCTTCCATCTGGCGGCGTCCGCTTGAAGTATTCGCGGTCGGTGCGATGCTTCGACTCAGGGTATCGACGCCACATGACGCCGTCATATTCGACTGATTCAACCGTTGGCATAGCTCAGACTCCAAGGACATTACGCTATCATTGTATCGTATAGCATCCATCCTCAGATAGCCTTTTCCGACAACATAAACGCGATGATCGGCAGTTGCGCGCAGGATTCTCCCGCTTGCCGTGCGAAGCTCATATATCGGGGCTGACTCATGCGTCATTCGAGATACAAGCACTTCACGAAGCCCGATTCTCGTCTGCACATAATCGCCAGCCGCCACGTCCTGAATCGGAATCAGGCCGCGAGCCGTAGCCACGAACTGACCATGCTCCACGCAGGCGTCGATGTAGTGGTTATGCTTGTCAACGATGGTGGTCAGCACGTCTCCAGTGAGACGGTCGACCTTATAGCTGTACATCCGCGCCTCTTTGATGGTCTCAATGCAGCGCGGGTGAATGATGATCTCGGCATAACTGCGCAGGTGGGCAATACCGTCCTCTACGCTGCCCGGCCACTTCTCGACACCAACGATGGAGGGCAGCTTCTCGCGCTTGCCCTGCCCATCGCTTTTAACGTGGCTAATCGTCTCAGGTCGGGCAGAGTCAGCACGTACTGCGTGCTCAGCAATGCCGGGCAGCCGGTCGATCATGTGCTTGGCAATATCGTCGTTCTCAAGCCCGACCTTGCCAGCTTCATATTCGATGTAGAGCCGGTTATCGTGCACCCAGCATTTGATGCCAGCGGTAGGGTCTTGTGAGAAACCCCAATCCAGCCCGTAGTAAGGGCCATCCCAGCGCTTTGCGTCAGGCTCAAACTCAGCTACGCGGTACTTGCTGGCCAGTATCTGAGCTTCACTGTTCTCGCGGTAAGCACCGTCCCATATCCAGGCGTAGGTCTGATCGTCTAGCGTGTCGCGGTCATTGCGCCGCTCCATGTCCAGCACATCAGGAAACCAAGGGTTATCCGTATAGTTAAGCTCGACAATCTTGGAGCCTTCCGGCGCGTTCTTGCGAAAGCGGGTATCGGTAGGGCTGCCGTCTACCTCCGGGTTCCATGTAATCCAAACCTCGGAGTTTTCTTCGCGCACCGTGGGTAACAGCTTCTGCCACGCTATCTCGCTAACCGTCTCAGCCTCGTCGACCCAGGCTAGCAGGATGCGGGCCTTAGACTTGATGCTGTCGAGGTTGTGACGTAAACCAGCGAACGCGTACCAGACGCGCCGATTTTTGGCACGGATGTACTTTTCGCCAATGTCAAAATAGTCGTTCAGCCAGTCGACCGATCGGATGGCCTGCTTGACCTCTTCCATAGAAGAGTCTTCCAGGCTGTTCATGTATTCGCGGCCGCACAATATGACGCCGGATACTTCCGCCTCAGCGAACATGTAGGCGCGAACAGCAGACATAAGGGCAAACGTGCGCGTCTTTGCTGAACCACGGCCACCATAGCTGCCACGGTAACGGACAGTCTCGCCGGGCTTATCAGTGAATACAGGTATCAGCTTTGGCGGTAGCTCAAGCGTCGCTTTGCTCATTCGGTGCCACCAGCTGAATAGTCGTTGGCTTCGGCGTCATACTGCCGTCAGGCGAAGTATGCTCTTGCAGCACTTTAGGGCTATGAGCCTTGGGAGCCATACGCTCTGCGGCCCACTTGAGCCCATCCAGCATCGCCTTGGCTGATTGTGGGTCTAGCTCAGCAGTGCTTACCTTGTCGACCGTATCAATGATGCGGTCAGCGTGGGCATAGCCTGCCGCCTCTCTCGCACGTCGATACTGGTCTGAAAACTCTGCATGCTCGCCATCCACTACCCAAAGCAGGATGGTAGATTTGTCAGGAAATTCTTCGCTTAGACAGATAGAGCGCAGCGACTCACCGTTAGCCAGGCGAGCGCACAACTTAGCTGTCATCGCCTTGGTGTACTTAGTGGGTCTTGCCATATCATTACCTATTCAACAGATTCAGGCGCCATATCATGCGTGGCGCGGTAATAGTCGTTTTGCAGCAGGTCGTGAATATGGTTTCGCTGCATCTCGCAAAGGCTCTTTAGATGGTCATCGAGGATCAGCGCTGTGCGGTCTTCGGCATCATTCGCAGCGGCAGCAGTGGCATTGATAGCTGATTCGAGCATGTAGGCGGCGTCAGGAGCAGCAAATCCTGCAACGCACAATCTCAGCGGGTCGTCTTGGTTAATGTCATTGTTCATTATCCATTCCTCAGTCAATACACATTAGAGAGCGCCCTAACTCCCTGTCTCGGCCAACGTCCTTGTCGGGGCGCTCACTGATACGCGCTTCGATTTGCAGCGTGGGTTAAGTCCAAAACAGGCCGCGACGGAAGTTACTCGGGTTTAAATCGTGATCGCCCGGCAGGCGCTGTAGCTCTTGGGTGAGCGCTTTGACATCGCGCCGAAAGAGCCACAGTGCTTTAAGCGTGCTTTTAGTTGGGTAGCAATGCCCTACGGTGTGCCGCTCATTAGTGCACTGGCGGCGAGTAGGGACGCTGACCGATGCGGAAACGCAAATTCCGCGCTGAGCCATTGATACGGTGATCTCTTCAATTTTCATCACACAACTCCTCAAGCATCGATTCCATTTCCAGCGCCCAATCAGCCAGCCGCTTCTCGCGCTCCATCAGCGCCCAATAGGTTGCGTCATCAATGAACGTCAGGCTCGATGATTCGACAGTGGGCAGGTAGGGCATTAGCGGGGTAGCGCATTGCACAGGCTCAACGACGGTTCTGACGGTCGTGCAACCGGCTATCCCCGAAAGCATCAGGCCGAGTGCCAGCGCTTTGATGCTGTTCGTTCTCACGCTGTACATGCTGGGCTTCCTCTCGAGCTTTCTGCTGGCTGGTGTTTATACGCTGCTCCATCTCGCGCGCCGCTCTCTCATACGCAGCCGTGCGGTTAGCGTCATCTGCTTTCTTGCGTGCCGTGTTGCGCTGCGTGAACAGAACACCTAGGCCACCGATGAGCATCACGAATAGGCCAATGATTAACTCAACCATTGCTCAGCTCCTTTTCTCGCACCTTGTCGCTTAACCCTGGCTGCTTGACGTTACGCAGGAAGAAACCAGCGGTATTCAGCAGCGCACCCAGGATGGCGAAGTAGTAGGGCGGGATGATGCCCTCCCAATACGGTAAAGCCATCTGCAAATATGAGACGCCCGCTAGGAACTGAGCTTGATTCGACCAAAGCCGGTACCAGACAGATGACTCGCTAGTGAACTCAATCTTACTCATCGCCCAGCCTCCACTTCGCTTGTCCAGCTATTGCGCATGCGCTCTACGCTGCTTTCTAAATCGTTGATGCGGCGCTGCATTGGGCCAAGCCTGCCGTTTGCGCGGCTTATCTCGACCTCAGCTTCTTCTTTACGCTGTTTTTCGCTCTGCCACGTACCAATGATGATGGCGTTCGCTGCCATGAGGCCGACGTTAATCTGCTGCGTGTCTTCAATGATTCGCTGCTGCTCGGCAATGCGATTGAGCAGAAAATCCCGGTTTTCTATGTACCGCTGTTGTGACTGAGCCCACCCGGAGGCCATCACGGTACATGCCACTAGCAGTAGGGCCACTATCCATAGCGGAACCGGGTAGCTTTTCCATAGCCGTTTCATTTCTTACCCCTGATCGCATCAGCGATAGATTGCGCGATAGCCTGCAAGATGTTTTTGAGATCCAGCTGGTTAACCCGGTCTTGGATGCCGTGCACACCCATCAGGGCCATGCCAGCGCCGATACCGGCCGCTCCCTCAACGGGGATCTGATAGGCGCCGTCAAAAGGGATAGACGACGACCAGATGATTAGTTTAATGGTGCAAAATGCGATGACGGCGCAGACAAGCGCGGTATTTCGGTTCCCAATCATCCAGGAAACCAGAAACGCAGGCACTGCAGCAGCAAATCGAGGATCAGAGAATATTGCCGCGCCCCATATCCAGAGCTGCACTAGTGGTTCGTGCATAAGCGACCCCTATTTTTGTGCCTGGCCGCTGTGTTCCCTCATTAGTCCATACGCAATGAGCACGACAATCTGATAAAGCGTTTGAATAGTCATTCCGCCGGCGGCGCGATACATGGGGTCAACCAACTGGCTAATGGTACCCAGGCGCCAAGTGCCCATGCCGCAAGAGACGGCGGCGATGGCCAGCCAGATAAGGCGCTTATAGCCAAGCGCATGGCTTCGGCCGTACTGTCGGCCATATAGCGCAGCGGTGATAATGGCTAGCGGTATCTGGACGAGCGCGAAGAAAGTATCAATGGTCATAAGCGCTTATCTAATTCGTCGTACCAGTGATGTGGCGCGTCAGGCATAACCGGGCTTTCGAATAGCTCGCGCTCTTCCTTACGGCGGCGCACCAGCCCCGGCCAGGGCTTACCACCTGCATTAATCCAGCGGCCAAACTCAGCAGCGGCCCCGTCATAGTCGCGGGCATTCAGCTTGCGGAGCAGGGTAGAACGCTGCAAGGCGCCACGGCCCAGGTTGAAAGCAAAACTGACCAGGGCGTCGAATTGATTTTGATTGAGCGGCGCAGTGACCAGATCGTTAACCGCTTTCTCAAATGACGCTACATCGCGGCGAAGAATGTCTTCGGCTTCCTGCTTTGTAATCGTCATGCCGGGCTTAACGGTGCCGGTATGTCCATATCCGATTGTGAGAACGCCCACTACGTCTTGGTAGGCATTCAGACGCAAGCCCTCATGCGCCTTAATCAGCTCAAGGCCAGCAGGTGATAGGCGCATAGAAACCTCAGGAATTAAAAAGCCGCAGGGAAGCGCGGCGAATCCTCGGGCGAGGATGGGAAAGGGTGGGCCGACCGGCAGGAGCAATAGGATGTGCTTTTAAGTAGTCCGGTCGCCCAAACGCGAAAAGCCCCGCCGGGTTAGGGCAGGGCTTTGAATGGGGTGCTGAATAAGCATAGCTATAACAGCTTAGGAATATGGTACCCCATATTGCACAGGGTGCCAACTATTTCAAGATGCTTTTTGTAATCGTCTTTTCATGCCTATTAATTCCTCAATCTCAATCTGCCCGGCGTCGTCCAATTCGTAGGCTACATCCTGCAATAACTGCCATGCTTTCGACCACTGCTCACCCCAGCGTTTTAGGTCCAGTGGCTGGTTGTGCTTGCCGCGCAGCCACTTGCCAATTTTCCACGGCTCATCCAGCGTGCGGCCTTCCTCACGCCCCTTGTGGTCGATTCTTTCCGGTACGTCATGCAGACATACCCATACGCGCTCAATCGCTGCTAGAGCGACCCAATAGAGCATCTGCTGGCGTGCCGGAGACCACTTAGCGAACCCTGGCAGGCGCCGGGCGGTAAGTTGCGACACTGAGAGGGCGGCCATGGTGGCTGTTTTGCGCATAGAGGCGTCATTCAGCGCGCCACGGCAATTCAGGAAGTCACCCACTGACTGCCTCGGTAGGTCCATCCGCTCGATAGCCGTGTTGATTGCGGCATACTCCACGTTAGAGCCAGCACCAACGCCACCCTTGGCTGAGCAATCTACTCGGCAGCCCAGCTCGGCCATTTCCATGCTAATAACGCCCTGGCTGCGCAATCCGTCATCACGCGCCAATACCCATGCTAAGCGTGCGTCGTTGGTAATCATGCCTTCACCTCGCTACGCAGCCATTCGTGCAGGCTAGGGCTTGCGGAAACCACCTTCAGTTCAGAATCTTTGCTTTCGCCAACAACAACGCCGAAAATCTCGAACATCAGGCCATGATCATCAGTAACAACGATCAGTTTCTCGCCTTTGCGCTCTAGCTCCTGAAAGCCATTCCAGCGCGACACTTCCTGCCAGCCTTTCTTCATCACGCCGCCAATCTCGATGTCGTAGAAACGCTCTGTCCTGACTGTCGCTTTCATGCTGCCCCCTTAGCCTTGTGCTTTTCCGCTACTTGCCGCGCCTGATTGCCGTTATCTGCGCTGCCGATTTCGGTACCGCCCTGGTAGATCAGGTACAAATCATTGCCGCCACAGGTGAAGCGGCTTATTTGGTAGCGCCCACAATCGCTGATGATTGCCCGGTCATTGGCCTTGTCCTTGAGCTTCCACTTCACTGGAACACCTCCCGGGCATCAATTAACGTCAGGCGCCCGGTGTGGAATGCTCCGGTGTCGATATAGAGAACGTTGCCCAGCGCTACGGGGCGCTCAATAATTGTGTGGCCAACGATGACGGCATGGATGTTGGCAACCGGCGAATCGTCACGCTGCTTAATGCGTGTGCGGCCCCACACAAGCTGTTCTGTGTCTGCTTGTTCGATCTCGCTCCAGTCATGAGGCGGCTCAGCATGAACTAGGCCTATCCGCACTCCGTCCTCTAGCTCTACCTCACGGAAATAAGGCAGGTGTCGAAGCGCCTCGCCAAGAATCTGCTTCACCTCCTTGATGTTCTCGCTAAGCGCCCAGGTGCCGCCGTTCGCTAGCCATAAATCCCAGTGCTTACCGCCTTGCTCTAGTGCGTTCAATGCGAGCATTTCGTGGTTGCCGCGCACGCCGTAGAACCATGGCTCGAATGCCAGCGATAGGCATTTGAAACTATCAGCGCCGCGGTCAATCAGGTCGCCCACGGAGAAAAGGCGATCAACCTTCTTATCGAAAGCCACACGCTGCATAGCTTCCATAAGCAGATCGTACTGGCCGTGAATATCGCCAACAAAGAAGTCGCGGCCTGCGGTGTTTGCTGCGTGCTTTTCCATTACTCGACTCCTTTAGCCATTAGCTGACGCCCAAATTCTGCAATGCACACCGCATCCGCAATGCCATCGTGTGGCACACGCTTCCGTCCGGGCGTCAGGTCTACGCCCGGGTAGGCGCGGCGAACATGGTTAATAGCTGCGTCCTTATCCTTCTTAGTGCCCTTGAGTACCTTGGCTTTCCATTCCTGCGGGCGCGTGATGCGCAGCGGATAACCCAGCGCTTGGATAACGCCGAGCAGCAAGCCGTAGTTGGTGCCAGACGTGGCGCCTGATTGTGCTGACTGCCCGGGGCGAACCCCGAGCTTTTCAACGACAACCATCGTTGGTTCTACAAGGCTGATAAACGCCATCAGCGCCTTAACGTCGATCTCTTTGCCCACTACCGGCATTATCGCTGCGCGTGATTCACCATCGGGGCGAATTACGGCTATACCGCCCTCTAGGCCTGGGTCGATGCCAATGATCATAAAATCCGCTCCCGTGGCTCGCCGTTCTCGTCTACGTCCCGCAGTAGCGCAATGACCAGGGCTGCTGTGGCGATGATTCCTGCTGTCCAGATGATCATTGCCGTCCTCCGATTTTTTCTATTTCCAGGCATATCAAGCCCATCCCGGTAAGCAGAGCGCCTGTCATTGTCGATAGATGATCGTGGTGACCTACACCAAAGGCGCCCATCAACACCAAGGCAAGCCCGGCCAGAACAAGAATCCGCGATGTCTTCATTGCTCAAGCTCCTTGGCCCGCTGCGCGCTGGCTACGATATCGTTCATGTCGGTTTCGAGGTCTTTGTGGCCACGCTGGCCGGGCGCTAATGCTTTCTTGATCAGGTGCTGCAGGGCTGGGTTGGTAACGGCCCACGCTTGGAGAACGTCGTATACGTCAACGAACACGCCGGGCTTTATCTCGCGGTGGTACTTGCTGCGTTGGGGCGTAGATTTACCTGCTTGCTCGACCCATTTTTTTGCGCTATCTGCGGCTCTAGGCTTCATTCTGATTTCTCCTCGATAAACGCCAGGGCGTGGGTTAGCTGCTCGCGCGTCTCGCCGGTGAATTGCGCAATGCCCGCGCGCAGGGTGTGGCGCAGCCAATCCGGCTGCATGGCCTGCATTTCAGTGTTTTGGTGGGTGAGGGTATGGCACGCCCTGCAAAGGCTCATGGCGTAGCTGTCTGGGGCTGTTAAACCCATACCGGATAGCCCCCAACCCAGCCCTATGACGTGATGCGCGTCACATCCGTAGGTGCCGCATCCCATGCAAGGCAAGCTGCGCACGAATGCCAGATACTTCTCACTACGCCAGCGCTTGTCGGTGCTCTGCTTGCGCGTCGCTTTGCGCTTGATGGGCTTGCGCGCCATGGGTGCTTTGGTGCGCAGGGGAGTTTTGCGGGCTAGGGCTGTGCGCTTCATAGCTTGGCCTCCAGCTCATTCATGGGGGTCATAACAGCCAGTACTTCTACCGTCACTTTGACGCGAGCTAGGCGATAGCCAACTTCTGCGTGCTTCTCATAAGCCAGCTCCTCACCCTGTCGGCGGTTCATTTCCTCAATCGCGGCTTCTGCAGTCGCGTAAGTCTTGGTTTGAGCGCAGCCATCTCGATCTACCCAGCCCCACCGGATCTCTGAACCCATCACGCGGCCCTCGCTTCTTTGTAGGCGTTCCAGTCGATAGAGGTATCTGCCGACCACTGCACGTTGCGCTCGGCACCTACGCTGTAGATGCACTCGATTAAGTCGGAGAACTCCGCTTTCCGCATCTTGCGGGTACTGGTGCCGATGGCGACGAATTCGCCGTCCAGGCCCGGCAGCAGCGTCTGCTTCTTCATCAGCGCGGTGATGAGGTCTTTCCACGTTTCGGGGTCGTGGTACTGGCCACACCATTCGACTTGGCGTGATATGTCGTTGAGCAGCTTCCACATCAGGCGATTGGCCTGGAGGCTGCGCTTATCCTCACGATGCCGCAGCGCGACCTCTACCGGGGCTCGTTCAAGCCCCTTGCCGATGGCATTGGTCACGCGGGCGATGGCGTACTGCATCTCTTGGAGCGTGGAAACGGGGATGATTAGCTCCTTGCTCATGCCTCCACCTCCGCTAGCCGCCGGCGGATTTCAGCGGCGCCCAAGTGCTGGTGGTTATTCACCGCTGTTTGGCATACTCCCCACTTGGCCTGAATTTTCCGCGCAGGCAGACGGAGCAGGTCGCGCAGGTACTCAGGGTTCCTGAGATTAATGGGACGTATTGAGCACTGCTCCTGGCGGGCTGGCTCAGGCGTTTCGCTGCTGCCGTTTAGCTTGGATAGCTCGTATTTGGTGAGGATCATGCAGCACCTCGCCCCAGCTCACGGCGAGCTGATTCCCAGTTAAAGACCATGAGCTTGCTGCACTCACGCAGACGATCAACCACGCGATCACCGACCCATTGCCCCAGGTCACCGGGCGGTACGTTGGAGACGATGATGGTGGGCAGGCATTGCTCGTATCGCTCATTCATGATGTCGAACAGGTAGTTCAACTCGGAGTCGCTACCAAAGGAGACGCCCACCTCATCAAGCACTAGCAGGGCAGGCGAGGCGAAGGCATCAATAGCCTGAGACTCGGTTTCATCTTTTGACGTGTACGTATCCTTGATACGGCGGAACATGCGCGCAGCCGTGGTGTACAGCCCCGCTTCTCCATGGTGCTGAACGATGTAGTTAAGCGTGGCTACCGCGAGGTGCGTCTTGCCAGTGCCGGGGTTGCCCAGCAGCATCAGGCCGTCGCCACTTTTCAAATGCTCAGGGAAGTTCTCGGCATATTGCTTGCAGTTTTCCAGATACTTTTTCTGCTGTTCTGTGTCTGCTCGGTAGCTTTCAAAGCTCTTGCCAGCGAAGCGAGGCGGTAGGCAGGCGTAGCCAATGCGAGACGCAAGCCGGTTTTGAGCAGCGATCTTGCGGTTTTCCTCGAACTCCTTGACCTGATCCCGCTGACGCTTTTCTTCGGCGCAGTCTGGGCAGCCGGACCAAGTATCAGTCTTGCCGAAAACGACATGAGTGGAGAGATAATCACCGTGCGCATCGCACGCTTTGGTGGCTGTCTCAGCGTTCATTAGCGATGCAACCAAGCTGTTAGAACTCATAAGTACCGTCCTCCTGCGCAACCAAGCCGTCAGTGCTGGTGTTTTCCAAACCGGTGTGTCGTCCAGGCGTTAGGCGGGATTTCTTTTGCTCATGCTCGTTTTTCGCTTGCTTGACGAGCTGATCCCACTTTTCGCGTAGCTTGGAAGGCGACATAACTTTGTCCGACCAGAAGCTGTGTTTGGCAGTCCAGCCGATCAGGTAACGGATTTGTTCTACGCTGCGGCCATCGCGTTCACGCAACAGCCGCATGTCGTTTGCCCAGGTGGTAGGGCTGTGTTTTACAGGTGACTCAAGGTCAACACTGATTGCCTCGACCATTTCGTTAACCAGCTCATGGTCAACGGGCTCACCCCATTTTTTAGGACGAGATTTTTTAGGCGAACCCTCGAACGTAGTGAGAGGGTTAGGGGTTACCGGACTACCGGAAGGGTGTCGCGCTTCCCGTGTCGCGCTTGTGTCGCGGTTATCGTCCCCAGCCTTAGTCTCATCTGCGTTCTGCTGTGTCGCGCTTGCCGTGTCTTGCTCGTGTCGCGCTATTTCAGCGTCAGAACAGGCCATCGGAAGGCGGAATATCATCTTCTCGACACCCTTGCTGGTATCGTGCAAACGCTCCAGAAGGCCCGCATCTACAAGCTTTTGGATTAAGCGCTTGATCTGTCCACGGCTGTACTCTTTCACCTTCTCGTTGCTATGAACGGGAGGCTGGTACTCAAGGCGCTCTTTGATCTGCGAATAGCTGACAGTGCGCTTGATTCCGACAACACCGGAGGCGTAGTCCATGTGTTTTCTAAAGACGCGCAGATAGATGATTTGAGCCTCTATGGGGAGGCTATCAATCGCTTCGTCTTCATCTTCATTCCAGCGCCAGGAGTTCACACGGGGAGCCCTCCTCGTTGGCGGCGTGGGGAATTGGTGAACGGTTGCTGTATTCATCAGAACGGGCACTCCTCTAGGTCAAATTCGAGAGGAGGGAGTTTTTCGATAACCAGCTTTCCGTTAACTCGCTCGTTGGCAGTCGCGTACTCATGACGGGCGCAAGCGACATCAACCATATGATCTGGATGAACATCGCCAATGCAGTCGACTCGCATAATCGCGAACTTGATTTGCTGAAGCTCTGCACAAAAGAACTCTCTTGACTCGCTCACGCGATATTCAGAAAGCTCTGAGTGAACAAACTTTTCTGCCTGCACGCAGTTGGAAAACCAATGCGCATATATGCACTCAAACTCTACGGGCACGCCGGTTGAATAAAGCTGACGCATGCGGCTTTGAATTCGCCCTGTAGTCATGCCTATTTTAAAAACATCAGCGCGCATCAGTGGGTTGGTGAGTACGTATACCCACCCACTTTTGCGAAAGTAGTCTTCAGGCGTCATAGAAAAGCGCCTAAACGCTTCTTGCTCAGTAAGCAAAGACCCCATTTGTTGGCAGTATTCCCAGTAGTCAGCGAACGTCTCCCGCTCCTCACATCCGGGGAATTGATATATCTCTGCGGATGACATAGACTTTCTCCATTACGTTGCGTTATGAAAAGCCCGCTCGCTCCCCAGCGATAAGCGGGCTTTTTGCGTTTAGCCTTTAACGATTGCCCTGATCTCATCAGGAGACAGCCGACCTTGCTTCTGCATACCTGCCAGAATTTCCGCGCGACGTTTTTCACGACGATCACAGTCGGGCAAGCAGCCCCGCTGGATCATCTTGTGAACGTTTTGATATGTGCAGCCGAAGCGCTTAGCTACTAAACGAGCGCCGCCGCAATCATTGATGAGTTCCCGTAGATTCAATGTATCCACCATTACAGTCTACTAATAGTAGATATTTTGGACCATAAAAGTAGATGTGTAAACAAATTGGTTGTATCTGATGAATTGCGGGGATATGTGAGTGGCTTATAATCAACCAATCATTTGATATATCGAGGTCTTGCAATGGCAAAGCCAAAGGTCTCAGAGGCACGAGCAAAGCTTATCTGGGGGAGGATTTGGGAAGCGGCATCTAGTTATTACGAAGGGAAGGTCACTCAGCGCTTAATAGCTACCGACTCTGAATTGAGCTATCAACTAGTGACTAAGTGGAAGAAAGGTTTGTCTATGCCGTCTCCAGAGACACTAGAGAGGCTGGCAGACAAGTACTCGGTATCATTGGCCTGGCTGTCAGGCCAAGATGTAGATCAGCAGCAAGGCGAATTTGAGCGCTTTAGCGATATTTCCAGCAGAGCTTTTTCAATAGCCAAAGAAATGGTGGAAGCGTTACTGCCTAACGGCACCCAGGATCAGTACTTCCAGATAATTGAGCGTGCCATGGGGCTAGTGCTTGAGGGTCGTGATAGTGCCGAGGTGCGCGGCATCTTGTTTGAGGAAGTGCGGCAAATGAAGCGGGATGGCTGATGACGCCTAGGGCGGGGTAAGAGCCTGTCGATATGTATCGGAATAATTGATTGAAAGCATGCTTTCAACGAAGTGGCTTACTTAAATTGTTTTAAATAAGGGAATTTATGTCTGATAACGAAAGAAATCTTGCACCAGAGGTTGAGCAAGCAATATCTAAGTTAACGGTTGATGATATAAATGATTTTCTTTCGAACATGCTTATCCCTAGGCATTGCCATCTGTGCCACGGACAGTTGCATGTTATTGTAGAGTACGTGCCCACAGATAAGGGCCTGATTCAAAACAAGGACAAACCAGCCATCCTTAAACTGGCTATTCAAGAGACCATTGTCGATGGAAGCTCTTATGCAATGGAGCTACCTTGTTTTACCCTTGGGTGCTTGAGGTGTGGTAACCTAAATAGGCTTACGGTCGCTCCGATTTTAGATTTTATGCATAATAGAGAAAGTGCTGATGCTGCCGCCAATAAATGAGAAATCCTGCGGCTCTTCTAGAGACGATAATTTAAGCACAGACGCTTTCAATGCTTCATCTCTTGTCCTATGCAGACAAAATATTCTTGGATCAGATGAGCAAGGTCGGTTCTATACTGTCTTAGAATTAGCCCCTAGTGTTGATACGAAAGACGATACCGCTAGCTCTGAAGTCGACAGGAATGTTAACTACCTCAGCAACGTGCGACGTACTAGCGATGCGGGGCATGCGGCAGGAATGACTCAGCAGGGCGAAAACATGGACTACCAAGACCGTCACATAGATACACGCTTGACTGGGATCGAGGGAAAGCTCGATGCTAAAGTCGATGGCGTGCGTGATGCTGTGTCTCGGATGCAGAAAGGTTTTGATGATGCGGAGAGACGGTTTGAGCGGGCAAACTCAAAGCACGATACTGAAATCGCCTTGGCTCGCCAGCAGGTTCATCAAGAGTTCAAAGAAGCACGAGAGGCAATGTCAAACGAGTCTGTCGCGAACCGGCGCCATGCAACTACTGTTGCTTGGGCTACAGTTGCTGGGGTTTTTGCAGGCTTCGCAATAGTCATCACTGTAGCTGGTTACTGGATAAGCGAGCAGGGTAGTTATGCCAAGTCATACGGAGAGACGCAGGTAGAAATGCAGCGTGCTGCCGATGAGCGAGCTGATTTCAGGGAAGCTTTTCGGGCTATCCAAGTCACACAACAGTCAATACTAGAGCGCTTACCCCCGCCTAGCTCAGAGTAGTAATCCCGGTTCATTCTGAACCCGCCCGCGAGGCGGGTTTTTTTGTGCCTGCTATTCCTGCCAACAGTGTTTGCGCTGCATGCAGCGCAAGCAAACTTAGCTTTTATTTTCGCAATAGTCACCAGAGGCGCCCTTATGGGCCTGCTCCCGCACCCCCCGCCCAATCAAATCGGCTAGATAATAGCTATTCGAATTACGAATAGTTGAGTAAACCATAACCTAGATACATACTGTATGAAATTACAGTGTTTAAGGGGGGAAGTATGGCGGAAATAAAAAAGGGTGCTGAGCCAGGCCTAACAAACAAGCAAATGGAGCGCTTTTTAATCGCTTTCGACCAATCGAGAAAGAAATTAGCTATAAAAAAATCTACTTTAAAAACAGTCAATAAAGTCTTTTCTTAAAGAAATACACCAATACGTCTACTTTAATGGTTGACGTATATACATGTCGGTGTCTAATATCAACTCATCGGTTGATTACTTGGGCAGGGACATGAACCTCACAAAGCGCCAAACAGAGATAGTTGAACTGCTTGCCAGCGGCATGACTGCTGAGCAAACAGCAGAGAGGCTATCTCGCGCAGTCCCCACTGTACGCCGCCATATTCAGCTCGCTTATGAGCGCGTTGGTGCGCGGAATACAGCCCACCTTGTCGCTATATCAATCCGAAAAGGCTTCATCTGCCTGATAGTCGTTTCAATGCTCACAGGCACAGACGACGGCCTACGGCGCGGCAACAAAACGCGCTTAGTCCGCCGGGTAGAACAGGTTGAGATGTACGCATAACTGAGGCTGCCAGTAACAGCCAGCTCTTTACATAATCTGCGATCCCCCGGTGCTTGGGCCAATGCATCCACCTACAAGCTAGGTGATTCCAGCGATACCCAAGCGGGGCGGCCCCTAACAGACGTGGGGCAGCGGTAGGCAACCGGGCGTAGCGAGCCCTCGTAGGATAAAGACCGGCCGGAGGTCAGTACCGGTTAGCGCCTTCACTGAGGGCGCTTTGAAGTGGCGGCTACGACAGCTTGCCAATGCGGCAACACAGACGGGTTCGCAGCGTCCAGCCCGCCGGGCTTACAACTGCGGCTTAGCCGTCACTTCAAATACACCAGAGAGGACATAGTTATGGCAGCACGAACAGGCTTGATGTACTCGCCGCTAACCAAACGCATCTACTGGGGCCGCTACAACGGAGAAGGCGTGGCGACCTCATCCGGCAAGAACAAAGACGTGACCAGCGAGTTTCTGCAAATCATGGAGCAAAAGTTTCCGATCAATACGTCGCAGAACGTCAGCGTTAGCGGGGAAAACAAGTTCCGCGTCATCGTCGTGGATATGGATAAGGAAGTGGTTATTAACGGCAAGAAAGTCGAATAGCCATGGTTTGATCACGAATTCCACAGGAGAGCGTTATGAAAGTGACCGTGGTTATTCAAGACGTTTCACACGTTGTTAATGCGCAGGGGCAGGTTGCCTACCGATCAGTTCAGGTTGAGCTTACGCCGGAGCAAGAAGCGCAACTTTCTCTGCGAAAAGACGAGTACTTCGGAATTGCGATGATCGACGACTAGCCGCTCATCAAAAGGAGGTGGGTATATGGCAATCCATGAGCAATATCGAAATGAGTTTGAACAGTGGTACGCAGATCAGATGAGCGCAGATACGGGCGGTAAACATACGGCTGAAGAAATCGCAAAAATGCGTAAAGAAAACGGCTTCTATGGCGGTCATCGCCAATATCTGAACGGCTGCTGGGTTGGTTTTTGTGCTGGCAAGAACGGTAAAGCCGAAGCGATTAAGCCGGAGCGTATAGATGGCTAACCGCCCGCTAGACAAAGACTACCTGAATTGCAAAGACCGGCAGGCGCAGCGTTGCTTGTACCGCCGCCGGATTGCAGCGGATCACAAGCGCGCTGAATTGGCGCTACAGCGACAGTTGAGGGGGATGTATGAGTGAGCGAGAAAAGAAATTGCGATTTTACGCCACTGCACCCAAAGCGGGCGCAAAAAAAATACACCGGTTTATTAATGGCGACTTTGTGCCTTTCTGGGTTGCCACCCTTCGCGGAAAGGCGGTGACGCTCGATAGTGGTCGTGACCTGTTAACTCGAGACGAAGCGATCAATGAAGCGCGGGCCTTTAGACAGTCTTGTCGTGACGATTTAGCCAAGATTGAAGGCGACCCATGAGACGAGCCTACATCCTCCGTGAAGAACACCAAGGCCGCATCGTTCCGAGAATCGATTGCGGCCTTTTTCATGGCCTGCGTTTGGCAAAGCAAGCAGCCAAGGCGCTCGGCTACCCGCCCCAGTTAATCAAGAAGGTGAAGCGATGAGCGCACGAACATACAGCATTACAGCGCTGCTAGTGATCATTGCAGGCATGGCATGGGCAGCAACGCTTGATGCCGACGATCAAGAGACGCGCTATCTGCGCTACTGCAACGACGTGGCCGTATGGGCTGCTGAGGAAGCGCGAGGCATACCGCCAGAGCATCGTACGGGTACGCCTGATTATCGCGGCAATGCCGCTGAAATGTGTCCCGGTATGAGGCCCGCGCCGTAATGCCGCCAGGACTAACCATCTTTCTATCAATTGCACTAGTGCTCGGGATTATCGCAATCGTTATCGCGGCACTTAGATCGTAGGAGGCTCTATGGGAGCTGCACTAGCGTTCGACAACAGCTGCCGGCCGGTTGTCGGTATTCATCCGGACTTTGAAAGCGCGTCGCCGATTGACTGTCTGCGGGACGGTGAGCAGTGGGCGTGTGATTCGTTTGTTGAGTTCGTGAAGCAAGAGAAGGACGGCCAGGAGCTTTACGACATGCTGCTGAGCAATTCGCCGGGAATGACGCTATCGAGTTTGCGTGAGGTGTGGAGCAAGGCTGTGTTGAAGGGAGAGTGGTGATGGAAATTACTCCCTTAGTGCTAAGGCAGTTGCTTGATTACGATAAGTTTAGTGGACATCTAACTTGGCGAGAACGTCCTCCTGAACTCTTTTCAACAGTGGGATCTTTTAAAACCTGGAATGCGAGGTTTTCTGGCAAAAGAGCTGGGCGAGTGCAGACAAAGGACAATTCTTACAGGCGGAGAACTGTGGATGTGTTTGGAAAAGGTTTTTTAGAACATCGCCTAATTTGGATGCTCGTGACCGGCCATCACCCGCCGGAAGAGATCGACCATATTAATGGCGATGGCACTGATAACCGATGGGAAAACCTCAGGGCCTCAAGTCGAGAAGAAAACTGCCACAACATGGCAATGAATACTAGAAACACAAGTGGAGTCACTGGAGTTGGATGGAATAAACGTCAAAAAAACTGGAGTGCTTATTGCCACCTAAAAGGAAAGTACTACTCACTTGGCAATTTTCAAGAGATTGATGTAGCAGCCATGGAAGTGATGGAGTTTCGTGCCGAGCACGGATTTTCTGCTAGACACGGCTTATAAAAACGAGCTTAAGCCTTATCCTGCGCGAACAGGACAAGGCCACAGATCACTTCTAAAAAGCAATACGGAGAATATCACAGTGGCTGAAATTGACATAGGCCCCGGTTACTACCAGGGCATACCCAACGAGGATTACCACAAGGGGTCGGGCGTATCGAAGTCGCAGCTGGACCTCATCAACAAATCGCCATCGCTATTCCAGTGGTCATTGAATGCACCGGAGGACGACGAGAAGAAAACGGCGCTCAATGTGGGCGATGCCTGCCACGCGATGATACTGGAGCCGCACCGGTTCGATGCTGAATACGCCATTGGGCCGGATGCGCCGAAGAACACGAAGGCAGGCAAGGACGCCTGGGCGAAGTTCGAGGAAACGCTGGGGAGCAGACAGTTACTGACGTTTGCCGAAGGCCGAAAGGTGAAGCTAATCCGCGAGAGCGTCATGGCACACCCTCAGGCACGCTGGCTAGTTGAATCCCAAGGCGATGTTGAGGCGAGCATTTACTGGACTGATTCGATCACTGGCGAGCTATGCCGCTGCCGTCCAGATAAAGCCCTACCCGCTATGGGCTGGCTGATGGACTTAAAGACCACCGCCGATATGGGCAAGTTTGCGCGATCAGTCTACGACTACCGCTATCACGTTCAAGACCCTTTTTACAGCGACGGATACCAAGCACATTTTGGCGAGCCGCCGCGGGCGTTCTTGTTCCTGGTCGTCAGCACGAGCATAGAGTGCGCTCGCTATCCGGTTCGCCTCTTTACGCTGGATCGCGAGGCCAAGGATAAGGGCCGATTCGCTTATCAACGGGACTTACAGCTTTACCACGAGTGCCGCCAGTCGGGCGATTGGCCGGGTATTGAGACATTACGCCTGCCGCATTGGGCAGAGTAGGAGGATTTATGGAAGGCCAAGTTCAGCAGGGATATCAGAACCCGTTTGCCAGCCAGCAGATGGGGCAGCATGTGAATCACGGCACAGTTCATATTGAGCAGAGCCGGGCGATTACTGAGGCGCAGGGCAAGCTATTGCTGGCTAAGAAGTTCCCACGCGATGAAGCACTGGCATACAGCAAGATCATGACAAGCTGCCAACGGCCTGCGCTGGCGGCAGTTGGCGAGTACGCCTATCCACGAGGAGGTCAGAAGGTTAGCGGACCCTCTATACGCCTCGCTGAAGAGCTTGCGCGCTGCTGGGGGAATATTGACTACGGCATCCGTGAGCTATCCCGGCAGGAAGGCAATAGCGAGATGGAAGCCTACGCCTGGGACGTCGAAACCAACACGTACAGCAGCCAGAAGTTCACGGTTCGACACATTCGCGATAAGCGAGGCGGTGGCGTTGCGCTGACGGATGAACGGGACATTTACGAGATCACCGCCAACATGGGCGGGCGTCGATTGCGGGCACGTCTGCTAGCCATTTTGCCGCCTGATTTAGTTGACGCTGCGGTTAATCGCTGCCGTAAAACGCTAGCAGGTGATAACGAAGAGCCTGTTGCAGATCGTGTACGCCGCTCTGTTGAAGCGTTTGGCCGGTTTGGCGTTAACGCGGGCCACCTTTCTACCTACTTGGGTAAAAGCCTAGATGACTGCCTGCCGGAGGATATAGCCAACCTGCAAGCCGTCTACAACAGCATCAAAGGCGGACAGGCTCAAGCGTCAGACTTCTTTTCGATGCGAAGCCATGAATCAGAAGCGGGCGATTTGAACGCAGAGATAAAGCAGGCGCAAACAGCGTAACTACTAACAGCCCCTCAAGCAGGGGATTTTTTATTGGAGCAAAGATATGCCGCAGAAACTACGTGATCTAGTTGTGAAAACCGGAACCTACACCGATGGCCAGGGCCAAGAGAAAGCCCGCTGGCAGAACATTGGCGCATTAATGAAAAGCGACGATGGTGGCGAGTTCGTGATCTTGCATCGCTGGTTTAACCCGGCAGGCATCCCAAACCCCGATAACCGCGACAGTGTGCTGGTGTCGTGCTTTAAGCCTGAGCAGCAGGGTCAGGGCCAACAGGGGCAAGGCCGCCCGCAGCAAGGGCAGCCGCCCCAGCAGAACCACCAACAACAGCCACCTTATCAGGGCCATCAGCAAGGCAGCGGTGGCGGCGGTGATCCCATGAGTGACGAGATTCCGTTCCGTCAAATGCACAATATCTGCGGCGGATAACGCACAGCAGCCTAACGCCCCAGTGATGGGGCTTTTTACTGTCTGGAGGAAATTATGAAAGTTCTAGGTAACGAAGGCATGCCGTGTGATGAGCTGGATTCATTTTTAGATGATGTCGGTCTGCTAACCGATCCGGTTGATGCTGATGATCAAGCGGTTCGTGAGAACTACATGCTGATTCACCGGGCGATAAAACTGCTCTTAGTGTCAGGCAATCTTGATCGAGAGAAGTTAGCCCAAGCGATTGAGCTAGCCGAGAACTTATAGCCGCCTACGGGTGGCTTTTTATTGGAGCGAACAATGAGCTATCTCGATTACAGCCAGTGGATGCTAGCGGAGTGGGCTAAAGCCGAGGCGCGGGCCAAGTGAGAGCGGTATGCGGAGGAATTATGAGCCCAGGCAGCCCGAACGCCCTATGGGCCAAGCACGGCTACACAGTAGAGCGACAGCAGCGACGCACAGGCGGGCCCAAGGTTCGCACTATCCGCAACCCTGCGGGCGATACAGTCCTTCACGACGCTGGCTATGACGCGGAAATGGAATGGATCAATGACAACCTTGAAACCCACCACCAAACACTGCCCAAAATGCGGCTGCCAACGCCTGCGCCTGTTCTCATCGACTAATTCAAAGCAGTGCGACGAGTGCCTGCACCGGTTTCCGTGGCACCTTGAGCCTGGGCAGAAACCGCTTATCGGGCCGAGCGCAGACAGATACATCATTACTGGAGAACCCCATGGAACGAACACTAGAAAGCCTTGAGGCGACGATTGAGCAGCTGAGTATTCGCAACGAGGAGCTGGAAAGCGAGCGTCTTGATGCGCTATCTGAGAACGACGCGCTGGCAGCCGAGAATGTGCGGCTTCGCAATGAGCTGGCTGCTGCTAACCGGGAGGTGGCGTGATGTTCACTCCAGTTAAAGGTGATATCGAGCTACTCAAGTTTGCCCTATCCGAGATAGTCGCCGGCGGCGAGGATCATTTTAATGACCACAGCTATTCGCTAGTCGGTGATAACAATCAGGGCTTTGAAGTTTCATTGCTGGAAATATGCGAGGCGTCAATGGCTCGCATCACCGAACTTGAGCAGGCAGTAGAGCTACACGAAGCCGCTGAAACTATGCAGATAGCTTTGCGGGAGAAGGCTGAGGAGCGCGAGCAGGCGCTGGCCGCGCATGTGGATGTTTTGAGAGATGCTCTAAATCCTTATGCTGAGCTTGAAGATGTGGAGGGCGAGGGGGCAAGCGTGGCGAAAAATGCTCTAGCTGAAGCGCCTTCCACCAGCCTAGACCGACTCAAGGCCATGTGGCAGGCGGAGGCTATGCGTCATGTAGCAGGTTGGCTTTCTGGCGAGATAGATGATGGATATGACTGCATTGGTCATGACCTGGGCGGTGAAATATCCGGACCGACCGGCTGCTCTAGTGCGGATAAATGCAGAGTAGCAGGCGAACGCATTTTCAAAGAAGCGGCGCGAGTTTGGGAATACAAGTACGGCGGTGAGGCCTAGCAGTAACCTGCGCCCATCCACACGACTGTTCAAAGATGCCGCCGCGAGCGGTTTTTTTATGGGAGGAATTTATGATTTATGCGATTAACAAAGCCACCAAAGAGCATCGAATTGCAGCAGAGAACTGGGCTTTTGCTGGTGACTGGGTGAAAGTTGAAGCCGACGCCGATGGGTGGATTGAGTGGGAGGGTAACGACGACGCCAAACTACCGCTGCCGATTAGGAGTGCGCATGAGGTGATAACCAAGGCTGGGGTAGTTTTCCCTCGATCATGCCCATCAAATACAAACTGGGGATCAAACACTACAGTGGTCGCTTACCGCCCAATATTGGAGCCACAAGCCGAGCAGGTGAAGGAATGGAGCGGTCCAGAGGATGGGCTGCCGCCAGTGGGCGAGCGCGTAGAGATAGAGGCAAGCGAAAATGATTGGCTGCCCGGAAAGGTTATCATGCACCACGACGGCCGAGCGCTTGTTTACTTGGATAGTGCATCGCGCTGGCGGTATGAGTCTGCCGATGCAGATAAGCTACGTCCCATCCGCACCGACCGCGAGCGCTGGATTGAGGCGGCAACTACCCTACGTATCCCAGGACAGGATGGTATAGGTAATGCAGCAGCCCAAGCACTCTACGACGCTGGCCTAGCCAAGCTGCCGGTTACCGATCATGAATAACCAGCCTCAACTAAACCGCAGCCAGCGCCGGGCCCGCGAGAAATCAGCAAAGCGCACTGCAACGCGCATGGATCAACGCCAGTACCACGCGTATCAACAGCGAGCGAGATTATGGGCCAAGGGCGCTATCGCTACCGGGCGGCATATTGGCGATAAATTCGAGGGCGAATGGGAGTTTCCGGCGCACGTTCCCGCAGATAAACGCCAGTCAGTGGCTGAGTATGCCACGCACGCGCCGATGCGATGGCGGGTAATCGCCCGGCTAGTGTTGCGTTATGACGATGGCCAGGAGACGCGGGAGGCTGATGCAGAGTGCGGCCAGGCGCAGAAGATTGGCGAGCTGATGGAGCTGCGCAAGCAGTTGATGCGCGAGCTGAAAGCGGCGGTGAATCCGCGCTATGTATGGGATGAAATTTACGAGATGGAGTGCTTGGGATGAGTGATTTATTGCCGTGCCCGTTTTGCAATGGAGAGGCCGAGTATTGCCTTGGGGATGACGGCCCCGTGATATGCGTTGAATGCAATGCGACCGCGCCAGAAGATAAGGATTGGAACCGCCGTTATACAAGCTCTGAATGGCAATGCGTGCCTAAAGAACCAAGTTTCCAGATGCTATCCGCTGACGGGTGTGCTTCCGACCATGGCGGAAAAGGATGTATTCACCACGAAAACAGGAAAAGGATTTGGTCCGCCATGCTATCAGCAGCCCCGAAGCCGGGGGATGCATGAAGCCGCGAACAAGCAACGATTAACAGCCGCCACCAGGGCGGCTTTTTTACGAATGGAGAAAGAGATGACATCGGTTTATCACGAACAAGCAGCAGAGCAGAAGCTACGAGACGAGTGCGGCATACCGGATGACTGGACAGCCACTATGTGGGAATCCAGTGTGCGCTTTATAGGCGAAACTGGGGTGGTATCTCGGGCGCTTGCTGATAAGTACGGCACTGATGATTGGATGGGTATTAGCCAAATGATTATTGGCGCCACTACACCGATGCTGATACCAGAAGATTGCCGAATGTTCGCCTTCAGGCCGCCAGAGGGGCACGTTGCAGCAGAGCATAGCTTCCTGCTGACTGCGACTAAGCGCGACCTTGAAATGGGAACGGATCGCTACCTTTCTCGCCTTGATGAAGACCAGCTACGGCATGCCCGATGCACGATAGATGATCTCTTAAGGCTCAAGAAAGACGAGGTGAAGCGTGTGGTCTGGCGGGTGTGTGACGACTTTATGTGCCTGGGCAACTTCCGCGAAGATGAATATCTGAAAGCCGTGGAGTTTATGGCAGAGAAAGCCAAGGAAAATTTTGAGAAAGAGCCTAAAGACAAGATTCGGCATAAATCACTACAGATAGAGTTAAAGCCAGAGCGCGTACCCGAAAGCGAGTACGAAAGCTTTTTCCAATAGCCGCCCACGAGGCGGTTTTCTTTTACTAGGAGAATGACATGAACGATGAAATCCTGAACGTAGGCGAAGCGTCAAAAATGCTAGGCGTTGACCGCACAACACTCTGGCGGATGTACGCCAAATACAAAATGATTGCCCCGCCAGCGAGGTTTAGCGCCGGGCGCACCGGTTACCTACGGTCCTATCTTGAGAAGTGGATGCAGGAGCGCATGAATGAATCACTGCAAAACTTCGGTTAACCATGCGTCCCATATTGCCATTCCCGCCTTCTTTTCCCGCAAATACTCATACCGGTCGTAATTCTTGGATGATACGTCGTGCATGGCGTGGCCGTGGATCCTGTCGCGGTCTTCTTTGGTCACGCCTAGCTCGCCCATGATCGTCTTGGCCGTTCTGCGAATATCCCTCACCGTCCAGTGATTAGCGGACGTCTTCTTTCGGTAGTCGCTTACAAACGACGATACCGAATCCTCTCTTAGCGTTGTGTCTTTATCGCGGTGGCCAGGGAACAACTTCTTGAATCCTCTGCTTTCCGATTGAGCAATCAGCAAACTCAAAACCTCTTTAGCATGCGAGCCTATTGGCACGATGTGAGGCGCGTTCGTCTTGGTTATCTCGGGCGGCATATCAATAAGACCGCTCTCAAGATTAACGTTGCCCACTTCAAGGCGTAGTAGGGCGCTTATGCGCTGCCCGCCAGTAGCAATAACCAACCTGACAGCCAATGCCGCCAGATTAGAACGCGAGCGCATTTCCATTAGCCCATACCACGCATCGCGCACGTCTTGCGGCGACATAACCGTTTGGCCTTGCCTCTCCCAGTCTGCTTGCCTGGGGATGCTTGCGACAGGGTTAGACTCCAATCCCCATGATCCCGCTTTTGATCGCCGCCTGGGGTCAAGCTCTGACTCTATGCCGTACTGATAAGCAGCGTGTAAGTAAGAGCGCACACGATTAGTAGTGGTCGTGATGCCGCGCGCCATGTGATGCGCCAAAATATCGCTAATGTCGTGAGGCGTTACCTCAGCTGCTGGCGTTTTCCACTTGGTAGCGAAGGGAGTCTTTATGTACCGGTATAGGCGTTCCCTTGTTTCCTCTGCGCTTGATTTGCCTCTAACGGCCATATCATCACAGTAGGCATCGCAAAGGTCGCCAAGCGTACCTTTATTCCGACTAAGCGTTTGCTCGGCGCGTTTGTCGCGCAAGTGATCGGCTGGATCCTTGCCTGACGTAATAACAGTCGCCAAGTCTTGCGCATCTTCACGAGCCCGAGAAAGGGAGATAGAAGGGTAGTTGCCGAGCGATAAGCGCCGCTTCCTGCCGTCCAAGTGATAGCGATACATCCACTCTTTAGTGCCGCTAGGGCGCACCCGCAGAATCAGCCGACCAGTGCCGCGCTGGCGATTGTCGTCAGAGACGGTGTATTCCTTTTCCTTGGGCTTGAAAGCCTTGATCTGCTTATCGGTCAGCATGGTGTCCGCTACGGTGTCCGTTAGGCCTCAACAGCACGCCTCAAGCGAGAACGTGGTGCAACATTAGGGCGTATAAAATCGCCTAATTACAGCACCTTTGCAACCAATTGAAATGAACCTCAACATAGTGCAACATGACATCGGGGAGACTCATAATCCCTTGGTCGTAGGTTCAAGTCCTACTGGGCCCACCATTTCCAAGTTAGCGCGAAGCAAGCTCATTAAAGAATACTGGGTTGTCCTGAATCGTAGCTAACACTTTGGCTGCAAGGCCCGTAGGGTTGCGACGTTTTCCCTAGCTTTTGATGGTATCCACACTGGTTCCCATAGCTTCAGCAAACTCCGCTTGAGAGACATGAAGATTGGCCCGGATGGTCTTCACATCGGCCACCTTATAGCGTGTGATGCGGCTCGCCTGCGCTTTTCCCTGTTTGATCTCAACGGCTTCCTGCACCGATGTTTGCAGTTCGTCAAAAGTACTCAT